AGGACGCTCAGGTTGGGGGTCCATGACTGGATCGTCCAGCACAATCTCGGGCGGGGCCATAACCGGCTCGGGCTCTACCACGGGCTCGGGCTCTACCACGGGCTCTACCACGGGCTCTACCACGGGCTCTACCACGGGCTCGGGGGTCGGTTCCGACGCGGGGGCCTCTGGCTCTGGGTCCGGTATTGGTTCTGAGACAATCGGCTGAGGCTCGGGTTCCACGACCGGTTCTGGGTCCGGTACCGGTTCGACTACCGGCTCGGGCTCCACGACGGGTTCCGGTTCGACTACCGGCTCGGGCTCCACGACGGGTTCCGGTTCGACTACCGGCTCGGGCTCCACGACGGGTTCCGGTTCGACTACCGGCTCGGGCTCCACGACGGGTTCCGGTTCGACTACCGGCTCGGGCTCCGAAACTGGGTCGGGCTCTGAAACTGGGTCAGGCTCAGCAACGGGTTCCGGCTCCATGACCGGTTCAGGCTCCACGACCGGTTCGGGCTCCACGACCGGTTCCGGTTCGACTACCGGTTCGGGCTCGACTACCGGTTCGGGCTCCACGACGGGTTCCGGTTCGACTACCGGCTCAGGCTCCACGACGGGTTCCGGTTCGACTACCGGCTCGGGCTCCACACCAAGAGTCCAGAGTTCAAAGCCTGTGACATTATCATTGGCACGGAACAGCAATTGGCCATTCAAGTTGGTCAACGATGTGACACCTGGGCTGGCTGCGCCATCAATGATCTCCCCGACCAGGGACGTTGTGGTGCCATCAGTGGACCACAATTCCAAACCCGTGTTACCATTGGTGGCCACAAAATACATCGTATTCCCGAGCACCGTAGCATACGGGGCAGCGGCGAGTCCGTGGCCGTCAAGATTGATGTCTTGTACCACAGTGGTGCCCTCTGCTGTGCCATCCGAGCGCCAGAGTTCGCCACCGATTTCGGGGTCAAGTGCGCCAAAGTAGAGCACACCATTCATGTCGAGCATGTTGATGCCCGCGATAGCTCCGCTACGAATGGCGCTAACCTTGCTTGTGTTGACCCCATCGGACTTCCAAAGGGCATATTGATCAACGCCATCGTTTGCGCGGAAGAACAGGGTGTCACCGGACACGCAGAAACCGGTAGCCCCACCATGGGCACCGCCTGGATTGAAGTCCACAACCAGTTCGGTACCTACTTCGGTTCCGTCCGTGCGCCATAGTTCAACGCCGTGAGTGCGGTCATCAGCATTGAAGTATAGCCGATCTTGGTAGACCACCATGTCAGTATCGCCAAATCCACCCAGGATACCAGGTACAATGTCCTTGAGCAGTTCAACAGATCGACCGCTGGCTTTCCAAATCTCATGGCCAGTCTCTTCAGTGCGAGCACGGAAGAACAGGTCACCGTTGAAAGCCGTCAAGCTCCGAATATGCTCCGAAGACTCACGCCCGTCATTGATGTTAAGCATCTCGGTGCCCTCAGCAGTGCCGTCAGTCACCCAGAGTTCGTAGCCGTTGACGTGATCCGTGCCACGGAAGTACAGAAGGTCACCAGCCACAGCGAGTTCACTGGGGTTGACGTTGTTGATCACCTGCTGTGACACCGCGCCGTCATACTTCCAGAGCGCCCCTGCGCTGGTGAAGTACAACGTGTCCTGGTAACTGGTGAGACAGCTAGGGGACACAATGGACTGTCCGTTGACCCGCACAGTGCCCTCTGTTGTGCCGTCCGTTTGGTACAACACTGGGCTAACCCCGTCTGCCTCGCGGGCTGCGAAGTAAGCGAGATCCCCGACAGCAATAATGTCGTCGGGTCCCTGGTAAAGAGAGTCACCAGCACCCACATTGATGTCGGCAAGAAGGGTGGGCGATACAGAAAGGAGATTACGGCTCTCCAAGGGCTCGATGCGTAAACTTCTCATAGTTCTGACGTGCCTTTTGTGTAGTAGACGTGCGTGATAGGTAATGAACTATCACAAGCTTAGCACATCTCAGGCAGAAGTCAAACGACAAAGTTCCAGAAGTTCTTCCTTCAGCGCTAAATCAACCGATCCTATGGCTTCTGCCAATAGGCGCGATTCTTCCAGGTACATCCGAATATAGGAGTTGGGCGGGTCCATTGGCATCTCACGGAGATTGTCAATCCGGTCATACATCTTGATGATCTTCGACTCATTCTCCCCGGCAGCAATCGAATGCCGCATGATAGTTTTCCGCTGAGCACGCGGCACATCCTTGAAAGTAGGCCCAATAGCCGGGCATGTCGGATCAGTCAAGTCGATGACCATGTTTGTCACGATTTCACCGAAACGATCTTCAAGACCCTGGATAGTCACACCTGTGTCTTCAATGGTGTCATGCAAGAAAGCAGCCGCAACCATCTCCTCGGTTGCGTCAATGTGGACAGCTACGCGACCAGCCACACGGGCCGGGTGCGAGATATATTCCACACCCGTGTACTTACGTACCTGACCACGATGGGCTTTACGTGCAAACTGGGCAGCTTCAAGAATCAGGCTCATCGTTATCTCCAGTGAAAAGGTCAAACATCCCCGGAACATCCAGGTGGTCTTGTAAAGCGTGGCTGCGGCCTACGGTGGTACTCAGGTCCCACACCGTACAACTTGTTGCTTGCGTTGGACCATTCAGGCCCATAGCCGGTACGCCTCGTGGTCGAAACATCTGCGGATACAATTGCAAGATTGGGTCCAGGTGGTTACGTGTCACAGTTGTAGTGGCATGTGTAAGGACACGATCATTTGCACGCCCGCCCTCGAAACTGTGATCATCAATGGCAGCCGCCAGTAACACTAACCTGCGAATCTGCATGTCCTGGAGTGGGAACTGGCGGCCAGCAATCTCGCCTCCAGCCAGCAATTGAACCGTACCTGTGACAATTCGTGCCCCAAAGCTATGGCCCACTAAGGTAGTTGGCACATCAGCATCATGCAAATAGGTAGCCAGGTAATAGGCTTGGGTATCACAATGGCGAGCCTTCATTCTGGCATCATTGCGCGGCCCAGGGATTTTGTCGCTAGGCCATGACCAAATCACAAACTGGAATCGCTCTCGATCCTTGAGTCGCTGGTAGATACCCAATCCTGTTTGAATGGAGTCCTCACGGCTGGTTCGGTTACCATGGGCGAACACAATCAGAGGGCGTGTGGGGATCACGTCGCTACGTGACACCATCTTCCACTCCCTGTCATGCACCCAGTACCGCATCTCCGTAGTATCGGTTTGGCGAGTCGGAGCTTCCCGTGTACTAATCAGTACCAAGCGAGCTTGGGCCGACGCCGGGAAACACAACAGCAGCAGCAAGACGTACTTCATTCTCGATGGCACCACCATGAAAGAATGAATGCACCAAGCGAAACAATAGCGAGCCGATGGACCATAGGAGTTTCACCAGCTTCAATGTAAACAAGGGCTCCCCAGCCACCTGCCAGTACAGCAACCAATACCAAGAGTGTGGCCAGTAGGGTACGTATTGTGTCATTCATACTCGCCTCGCTCAGCCGCTTTGGCCCACTTGCGAAAACAATTACACAGGGCGGTACCGATTCCTAAGACGACCATGACACCCCGGAACGCGCAGCGATATCCCAGCCACCAGCCATTACTGAAATCGCCGCTACAACCCCCGCAATGCAGGCAATGATAAGACAGATGCCAAACAGAATTTCCCAGATCGCGTTCATGTTAAACCCCGCAGGTTCGTTACTCATCGTCCTTCTCCCCGGCTTTCGCCTTAGCATCTAGTTCACGTTGCTCAATAACACCCATCACCATACACAAGGTGAAGATTAACAGGATACAAGTTAGCTGTATCATCTCAGCAGCCTCCTTCTTGTTTCACGTCCCTAGTGAGCCAGGCGTTGCGACGTACCGCATCTAGCTCGTCTCGGGTTTCCTGAAGCTTAACCTTCAAGAACTCCATGTATGCAAAGTCGTGTGCCCGCTCCACACAGAACTCGACCGGCACTTCCTTCAGGTAGAGGTACACAAAGATAGCCGCAGACTTTCGAGCAACGATCTCGTCATCAAAGCTGCCAAGGTCAATGAAACCATGTTTCCAGACAAGCATCCAGGAATGACCGAAGGGATGCGGTGATTCGTTCCCATGGCCGTCAGTCACAGCGTCACAATCCTCCACCGCGACATCGTTGTCCTGGAGAACTTGTTCGTACTGCTCATCTAGGTAGAAACCCAAATCACTCATCCCTTCATCCCTTCACCACTGCGATTGGTTGCAAACGTGTTTTGATGTCCACAAGATCCTGTTGGTTCTGCATCACTACTGTAATGTCCTTGTAGGCTCCGGGTGCCTCATCCAGATCCTTTTCTCCACGGATACTGTGAAGGATACCTGCCATGCTAGCTTGCTCATCTTCCAATGACAAAACTCGGCAGGCTTGTTTCCGGCCCATCTTCCGTCCGGCACCATGCGAACACGATTTGAAACTATCCGTGTGGCCCAGCCCCGATGTGATGAACGATGATGTCCCCTGGCTACCCGGAATGATTCCAATCTCCCCCAGCTTCGCTGACGTTGCACCCTTCCGATGAACCATGACATTCTGCCCAAAGTGATGCTCCATGCGAGCGTAGTTGTGCGCAATGTTGATGGTGTCAGAAGGTGCCACCAACGTGTCGCTAACTTCCTGCAAGACTTCAAGGACTTGTTCCATCATCTCTAGCCGGTTATTCAATGCAAATTCGACACAGTATTCCATCTCGTCAATGTAACATCGACCACTCGGTGAATCCAGCGAGAGAAATGCCAGATCCACTGATGTGGGCACACTGGAATACCACTCCGCATTCAATTGCTTGGCAACCTTGTTGTAGTGGTCGGCGACCTTGTAGCCCAGGTTGCGTGATCCAGAGTGGATCATCACCCACAGGTCCCCCTCCTCTACATCCAGTTGAAGTTCGATGAAGTGATTGCCGCCACCGAGGGTGCCTAGCGACTTGCGAGCATTGAAATACTCCCTGTCAACAACCGGCATGTGCCGACCATTCATGTTTGGCATCAAGGTTTCTGGCCGTGCGGCTCGGTGCTTGTCGAAGCCAACGGGAATCCGCTTGCGTATCAAACCGAGAATCTTTTTGAGTGTCCACTCGTCGGGGCGTTTCAGTTCCGTTTGTACGGCACACATTCCGCAACCGATATCGACGCCAACAGCATTAGGGACTACGACACCACTGGTTGCCATAACACCGCCGATTGGCATCCCGTAGCCCATGTGGGCGTCCGGCATGAGGGCAATATGGCGAAAGGCAAATGGCAGGTTAGCAAGATTATGTGCCTGCGTGAGCGCAACATCTTCAAGGTCCCCGAGCCACATCTTGATTGGCAGTTTTTGTGACGTGTCGATTTTCATGCGATCCCCATGGATTAACGGAATAGGTAGAAACCCAATCACTCATCCCTGCATCTCTCTGCTGTAGGTTTTGATCTTCTCGTCGGTGTCCGGGTCAAGCATAAATTGGAGTACCAAACGATTCAGGATTACATCACAACTGAGACATATTGGTCGCCAGAGTCCACCGTCAGCGCAGGCCGCCCACTGTTGGGATGCTGGCTTCCCGCAGCGAACGCACTTCATTCGCTTGATCCCAATCTCAGTGTAGGGTTCTGTGCGGCCAGCCCTATCCATCCAACATCTCCCGTATGACGATGTCAACAAAGTCGGTGTTGATCAAACCCGTCATAGCAAATTCAGTCAATGCATCGTCTGGGATTGATATCTCCCGCCCGTAATGCATCCAAGTGACTTCCTCAATCGGAACTGCATTGATTCGATGCCGCTCTTTGATGGCAGCAAATACCTCTTCTACATTGATGATCATCGAATCTGCTTCCCCTGAATTAGTCCGAGAGCCTTGGCTTGGCGGATCAACTTGATCACGATCTGGGCATCATCCACCGCCTTATGCGGAACCGGGCCAGGGATACCAGCACGCTCCATGCACGTATCCATGCTTGGAAGCCGGTTGCCATCGTCTTCGGGTCGCCAGTAGTACATCACCGGATCAATGGCACGATGCCGAAAGATCACCTTGTTCTCTTTCAGACTGGGGAACCGCTTCAGGAATTGCATATCAAATGACGAAAAGTTCTTCCCAGCCGCTGTCTGATGATCACGAAGATCCATACCGTTATCTGTCAAGAAGGCTGCCAACGGCCTCCCGATAGCATCTGGATGAACGATAGGTACGTACTCCTCGAAGCCCATCTCCAGAGCTTCTTCTTCGTTCTTGGGTCGCATGGCCAGGTACCTGAAGATTTGGCTGTTCAACCACAAGGCGTAGGGTTGACCATAGAAGAACGGCACCCCGTCGTTCTCGTCTTCGGAGTCAACATAGCATCGCCATGTGGGAAGCTCTTCAACAGGCGTCTCCCAATCTGCGATCACGACTCCGATTTCGAGCACCTGGCAATACTTGTCATTCAGCCCGGTGGTTTCCAAATCAATACTCAGGTAACGATGTTCTTTCATGGCTTGATAACTCCCTTGTAACGGTCAATGGCAATTCGTAAAGCGGTCGTCGCATCTTCGACTCTTCGGCTGGAAATATCAGGATCTCCACCACGGACACCCAGCGTAACGGCACCATGATGTACCTCTGCGGCCCGCCATTCAAAGGCGGCTTCCATCAGTGGGTCAAGACCATCCTCGCTCACGTTGCAACCACATTCCTTCACCTGGTCCCATAGCAGCGGTACCCCTTCGACATCATCCCAGTCATTGATACCCAGAAACTCACAGTATCCGCTTTCCTGCTCGGGCCGCGTAGGATCATAGCCCCAATAGGGACACAGATGATCCTCGGCTTTGTTGTAGCAGTAAATCCCGCTTGGTATCCTGGCAGCTTTGTTACCCATTATGCCGGGTCCTTTCGGTATGTGTCAATGGCTGCACGTAAATTCTCCAAACAGTCTGTCCGTTGTTTGTCGGCCACCCCGATAGCCGGGAAACTCACGCGATTCAGTCCATTGAGAAGATTGAGTTCGGCTTCCCGCCACAATACAGCAGCCTCAATAAGGTCAGAAGGGATTTTGGTAATGGCCATACCATTAGTCCTCATTCAACAGGGTGATCTCTTCTAGGTAATCAGGCATCTTACACTCGTTCGCTTTGAACCATCGCATACAGACACGCCGCTCAATGTACCCGATGCCAAGTTCTTTGAGCAATGCAACAGGGACGGAGACCGCCTCGGTGCCAACGAATCGCCCGTCTAGGTACACAACGAATTCGTCTTCGCCAACGTTGACCACAGTGATGCGCTTAGTTGGTTTCCGAAGCACCAGCTTCGGAAACTTCCAGCAAGTATACCGACACGCTGTGGCTCCGATGTCGCTCAAACGATTCAGAAGTGAAACCAGTACGCGGCTGCCCACATACAGGCCACCCGCAAAGAACACCATGAACCCCAGCAACAAACAAATCTGCGGGAAGATGTCAACAAAGGTTGTCCAGGTCAGGTAATCAAGGGTCATGATAGCATTCCTTCCAGTTCTTGTTTGAATTCTTCGACAGACGGAGCCTCGGCGGCTTGGATGTTCAAGACCAGCTTGCCATTGCTAAGGTAGAACACGTCTGCCCGATAGTACCGTACCAGCAAGCTTTCTTCTAGGTCATTCTTCATACACACCAGGAGTTTGGCCCAGTAAGCATCGAAGTCAGCATACTCTGCCTCGGATGGGGCGACCATGATCCACAGTTGCTCTGGGGCCAATTGAGGGTCGATTGGTTCAGTGAGCTTCTCGATATTGCAGGCGGCTACGGAAGCATCCAGCAACGGGGTGTATACGGTTGTGTCAATCATCAGCTTCCTCGATTGTTTCCATGATCAGTTTGTTGATGAAGGCATGATAGGCGGGGCGATCCTCAAATGGGGTCATCTTGAACGGAGGATAGTCGTCCCGATTACCATAGGCCCCATCGATCTTCCGTCGCAAAGCTTCCAGTGTCTCTTTGTTTGTCATAGCGGTTCCTTATTCAAACGACTTCGGTGTTGGTACATCGTAATGGTCGCCAATAGACAACCCGTAGGCTGCCCGAAACGCCCCAATCAGTGTAAGGTGGTGCCCACATTGTTCCCACAACACCGGGGCTGGTTCCCCACAGTCATCGCATGTTTCTCGTTCGTCCGGCTCGACATGGATAAAGCACGCCCAGTGACCACGTAGCCCAGCCTGGTGGTGCCCGGTGGCAAACTCGTAGCCACAGGCAACCCTGTTCTGGATCAACTCAAATATCGTGGGCTTTGTGTCACTCATTATCCACCTGTATACGGCTTTGTGCCACCTTGAAGTAATCCGTGTCCAATTCAATACCAATACCCTGGCGTCCCAACTTCTTGGCCGCTACCATGGCAGTACCACTACCCATACTAAAGTCCAATACTGTTTGGCCTTTAATAGTGTAGGTTTGAATGAGGTATTCCATTAGGGCCACGGGTTTCTGTGTGGGATGCACCCGTTTCTTTGGGTCCACGGCATTCATACGCAGAATGTTCACTGGGTATCGTGTAGTCTCCCCGCCGGGTGCGTTACGCACATTGGTGCCATGCCATAAACGTCCCTTACTAGACCCTCTTGCACTTTGAGTAGGGACGTGCCCTGTGGTTTTGATCGGGTAATAGAACGAAGCCTTCTTGAAAAAGACAACAATGTCCTCAGTCTTCCGCAACGGCTGCCGTTTAGCATGGAGGAAGTTAGTTGAGAAATTCTTTTCCCAGACCCAACAGTATTTGAACATCTTCCTGTTTGAAGCAATCAGTGTGGTGGTAAATGGCTGACTGGCTGTCATTACTACACCGCCGGTGTGTGAAAGTACACGTTTCAAATGTTCCCACAGCGGTTCCAATGGAATCACGGAATCCCATTTACAAGCCGTGGACCCGTAGGGTGGGTCAGCCAAGATCATATCAATTGAACCATCTTCGATGTCTGACATCTTCTGAAGACAGTCGCCTTGCATCAATGTGATCATTTCTTTGCCTTTACCTTGTAGAACTCATGGCCGCAGTCGCACTGGGCCTTCCTGGACCCGACCTTGACTTTGCACTTTGGGCACGCCTTCATGGCTGCCTTCCGCTTCTTTTTCTTCGCAGGTTTGTCCGAGGGTTTGCCGGTAGAAGTACATGAGGCGCGGGTCTTTCGCTTGAGCGTATGAGTCTGACATCGTTCGGTTCCTTCAATGGCTTGCTTACGGCAACCCTTCTTCTCGCACCGACCCATGAGAGCCGCCGCTTCTCGCTGGAAGTGTTGTCGAAAGTGAGTCTCACATAACCTCTGGGCTGCATTTAGCGTGCGATTCAGTTTGTACTGTGACTGGGATAGTTTATCCCACGTAAGACCGTCATCTGGATTTCCTCTGGTGGTGGGATAGAATCCCGCATCAAGGCTGATCTTGTTGTATGTGTTACGCCAAAAGACTCGATACCTACCACAAGTGGTTCGCCACTCTTTGTAATGGCGATCCTTCCCTTGCTGATAACAATTTGGGACTTGTTTCCCACGGTAGCGTCTCCACTTCAGGAGTTCTCTCATCCACGGCCTCGACCGACCCTGGGGTGCATCGGACTATACCGCATGTGCAAGGCTGGTGCCGGAAACTTCCGTTTCAGCCTCATCTTATCACATTCCGGGCACTTCTTCTGAGCCTTGGTGTCCTTCTGGAGGGCCTCAAACGTGTGGCCACAAGCTTCACATTCGTAGTCGTAAGTTCGGAACATTACCAGTCCTCCGGGATGATGACACAGCGGTGGGTTCGGGTGATCTTGACTTTGGTGCCATCGCTCTCCCGGTTACCCTCCAGAATCTGGGTCTTGCGTTTGTATGGGTCATCGGGGTCCGAGGGGAGTAGGGCAGTGACTCGCATCACTTGCAATTCTACTACCCCGTGCCGCACGGCATACAAGACTCGCATTCCAACTTCAATCTTGCGACTGAAATGGTCATACGGTCTGTCTTTTCCCTCATATTGGCTCATGCATCACCTCTTGCATTTGATAGTGTTCGATGACTAAGTCTAACTCACCCTGGCTACGTTTCCTGGCAGCATTCGACGCCCCGATAGGTCCCCGGCGGTGAGTCCAAATAGATGCTTCACTCTGAGGGACCCACACCGTACCGCCCTTGCCAGAGGTTCGTTTGTAATACAGATCAGTGTCCTTCTTACGTAGCATGTAGACTATCATATCGCCTTTGCCTTTCCTTCAAGTCAGCTTCTGCTTGCCGCAGTCGGCGGTGCCAATCAGCCATGGCTCGCGCTACATGTCGTTGCTTAGCCATCTCTGCTTGCTCAATAGTGCATCGACAGTGCCAAATCGTCCCACAAGCGGGGCATCGTAAACGAGCCCGAAGCATCTCACCTGCGTATTCGTCATCCCGTTTCTCACGAGCTATCTCGGCTTGAAGAAACGCCTTGCATTCAGCGTCGGTTATCACAGTCGCCACTCCTGGTATTGGAGCTTGGTGTCCGGTGTATGTTTGTGAAGACCGTTTTCCTTGGCAATCTTGGTACAATAGGTACGGTCGTATTCGATGGTGGTGCAGTTTCGCTTGAGCCGTCTGCATACCCGCAGGGTGGTACCGGAGCCGCCACATGGATCAATCACTCTGTCACCTTCCTTGGTACACAGCAGGATACATCGTGTGACCAAGTCTTCATGAAGTTGGGTTGGGCACCACTTACGCCGCTGCGCGCTGTTCCCAGTCACGCGAGTGAAATCAAACACGTCGCCAGGGACCCTGCCCCGTGGATCGGCGCGCTTGTCACCGTGTAGTTGCCGCCATGATGGCACCCTAATCTGATCCGGATAGAGGGTAGCATCCTTGCGTGTGAATCGCCATAGCGGACGATGGTTGTTTCCAAGGTCGTGATGGTTGTGCTGCCCGAACGTAAAGGTCTGCACACATGGCTTCACTGGCAACCAGGGTTCAAAACCCTGGGCACCTACAGCAACACGATTCCACCGGTCGATGATTTGATTGAATAGTTCACCAAAGTCCAACGTGTACTTGACATTGAAAGACACCCAAAAGACCTGGGTCTGACGCATCAGTTGCCAGGTAACCTTTGACATCCAGTTCAGGTAAGCTTTATGCTTGGTCTTGTCCTTGTACAATCGGTAAGCAAGCCCGATGTTATCCGGCGGGTCCCAGAATCCCATGACTGCGGGTTTCAACGAGGTCAAGACATCTTCGCACTCGGCGTTGATCAAACGGTATCGACTCATCGTGACTCCCTACAGGGTCTACAAATCCAAAACTCAAACGGTGGTGATCCGAATCGCTCCAACTGTCTGCCACAATCAGGGCAGTGGTGTCTCCCCGTCAGGAGATTCCAAAGTTTGCGTATCATCAGCTAGTTCCTCTCCAGAGCTTTCTTCAAGTATACCATCCATTTCCTCTAATGTCAAATCCGTTTTTCGATCCATGATGGCCTGAACCTTCTGAACCACCAGTGTTAGCTGGGGTATATAGTGCTCCTTCTCTAGTGGGGGATCATCTTCGTCACACCAAAGCAGATCGGTCATCACTACAGGCTCGTCCATAGTCTCAGCTTGGGCAACGAGCATATCGAATAGCGAAGCCAACCGCTCGCCAGTCATGTTGTTGCTGATCATTCGCTTCCGGTGTGCTGGTACCAACAAGCTCTCTGCTGGTTGTTCTGGTTCACTCATCAATCACCCTGGCTTTCTCCATGAGAATATCATCTGGTAACCGTTTGTTCTTGGACAATCCCAGGGCCTTCTTGACGGCTGCCCGTGCTTCACCTTTGGTATGGGCTTCCACAATACCGCTGCGATGCTTATCTGGGTCCAAGTTGCTCATATCACACCAGTCCCATTTTGTGGGTTGCTTGGGCACCGGGGCGGCGATGAAACCCATCTCAATCAATGCGGCCTTCTGGAGCTTCAGGGCGCGTGCTCTAATTTCCAGTGTGGTAAGCGGGCGTTGAACCAACCACTGCTGTGGACCGTGTTGTGATTTCTTCCTACGACTTGCACTTTGACTCATCTCAATCTCCTTATGATGGTCCTGGACCTAGAAAAATGTACGCATCCTCTTTTTGGCCATAACTCTCGAAGTGGTTGCTTTTTGTACCCACTGCGTGCAGGCTATGTTTCAGTAGCCATTGGCTGACATCATCTTTGTGCCCCGGAAAGCAAAGTCGCTCAGGCACCAGTAGCATAAGCTGTGTCAACCCCGCCGTCCTCGCAGCAATCGTCGTGTCCCTGAGCAACATTGTCCCGGCACCCTTACCACGAAATGCTGGTTTCACAGCCAGTCGTTCTATTCTCGCCACCGGCTCTTTCTTGTATGCACCGGTCTTCCAAACAACAAAACCAATGGGAACTTGGTGTACAGCGGCTGCCATGGAGTAGTGTTGCTTATCCTTGATGACCTCACGCCACCATTCAAGACCTCTGACATCTTCGTAGCATTTGATCTCAATGTCAAATAGATAGTTGATGTCTTCTGGCTCAATTGGGCGAATGGTGATTTCCATATCTTATCCTCCGAAGTAGTTGTGAGAACGTGTGATCTCATTCATGAAGTTGCCCAGGTTCGTTCCAGCGTGTGCATTGAGTGCGTCAGCTTGACCTGTGAGCAATTCACAGCGAGCCTTATTTTCTTCTTCCGTAAGTTCTGAGAAGATCAGTCCGCTTTTGATACGATTCCATGAAGTCTGCAATCGCTGCAAGAGACACTCTTGGTAGACTTTCGAGATACGACCGGCATGGTTTGCAACCCGTATCAGTGGCTTGTTGCCAGGCCCCATGGGTTTAGCAACCAGTTGGTCAATGCGGACGATCAGTTTCTCTTCACCAACTTCCTCGCCCATCATCCAGCCGTACATGCAACACTGATCGGCCCAAGAGGCATAGTTTGCTTCTAGGTAGCCTTCACCGATGCTGACACCATGCCAATGCAGGGCTTTATGGAGCTTGTGCGGTCTGTTACACCCACGGCTGGGCTTCGCAGTTTCCTTACCCCAGCCGTCTCGCACCATCATGTAACCCTTGGCTGGGCTGGTGCCGCTCTTGGCGCTGCAATACCCGTTGACTTTCCAGTCAAGAATCACATGCGCACCAGATTCATGAATGAAACGGCAATCCGGTTTCCCAAAGATCGGTACGCCACCGATGGTGGCATCGGCGTCAAACTCAAACTGCGGATCTTCTTTAGCCGCTTGCAACAGTGTCAGAAGCTCATCAAACGAACCAGTCTTCTTGTATGCCTGGAATACATAGAATCCATTCTCGAAAGCCCATTCGTGGTTCTGTGGCTCCACTTGGGTTTCAAACAGCGCGTCGAGTGTGTATTTCGGGTTGCTGTTTGTCCCAAACAATGCAGCATACAATGCGGCCTTGCAGTATGCATCAAAGGCCGATCCGATGGCCATGTAATGGTTCTGGGGGACCTTTGGCGGACGATTGTCTACCAGGTGCTTGATAGCATACTCTTCTGGATCTTTCTCGAAAAGAGCAAGCGATGACGGTGACATATACTTAGGTTTTCTCATGGTCTCTCCCAAACTGCTATGATGCAAATGTAGTAGATGCCCTTACGACTTCTGGCCATCCCTACCCCGTACAAATCCGGCTTCCCGTTTGCGACACTCCAGTGTCCTGGGCTAGTTTTCCACTCATCCCAGCAACCGGCGGCTGCTTCTTTCACACTGTCACCAGGCCATGACTCGGCACAAATTTCCCGAGCTTCAACACCTGGCATCTCGATTTGAATGTCCCAGAATCTACCCATTTGACGACCATTGTCCCAGTCCTTATGATCCTGATGCCGCCGTGTAGCCATACTTCTGGCGTGCTTCTCAGCAAGCATCCTCAGACAGTTATTCGAGATCGCGTGCTTAGGCAAATTGTATTCCATACCAGCTTCGATCACTGGGTGAGTATCAAAGATGCTGGTCAGGAGCATCACTGCGGGGAACATGAGTTCTACCATGCTTCGTTTCCAAACACTTGGTTATGGGTTCGGTTGGCACGTACAAAGGTCGCACACCTTGATAGGTCTTTCAAGCGTTCGGCTCCAACATAGGAACACGCTGATCGAAGCCCGCCTGTGATCTGTTGGAGAATATCAGCTACCGGTCCAGCATATCCAACATCAACGCACTTACCCTCTGGGGTCGAGTAGTCCTTTGCCGCATCGGAGTAATGAGTTTCCTGGGCCTTCTTGCTGGCCATCCCATAGAAATGGTCGCCTTGGCTCTCATCAGTTCCGGCTAACATGCCTCCCAGCATCACGAAATCGGCACCGGCTCCCATAGCCTTAGCTACATCACCTGGATAGACACACCCGCCGTCAGCACAGATATGGCCCTTGAGACCGTGGGCTGCCTCGGCACATTCAATCACGGCTGAAAGCTGTGGGTAGCCCACACCAGTGACAATCCTAGTCTCACAAACACTACCTGGCCCAATGCCGATCTTCACGATGTCGGCCCCAGCCAGCAGCAATTCCTGTGTCATCTCAGGTGTTGCTACGTTACCGGCCATGATGATAGCAAACGGAAACCAGTCACGAAGCTTCTTGACATGCTCAACAAAATACTCGGTGTAACCATTGGCAGCATCCAAACAGATTCGATCCACCGGAGCCTTTGCGCCAGCCACATCTTCGAGCTTGTCCCAATCAGCAGGTTGTAGACCCAGTGTGAGAAATGAGAGACTGGCGTCGATCCCCTCATCGCGGAAGAACGTTACCAAATCTAGCACCGACATGAACTTGTGCAGACATGTAGCCATGTTGTAATGCTGCATGGCACGCGCCATCGAAAGCGTACCGATGGTATCCATGTTGGCAGCAATCACCGGAATGCAGTTCAACGTGAGATTGCTGTGCCTGAACTCAAAGTTGCGCATCAGATCAATACGCTTGCGACTTGGTACATCCGACCGCTTTGGTCGAAGCAGCACATCACAGTAATCCAGTTTGGTTTCAGTCTCAACTTTGTTCATCGGCATCTTCTTTAGGCATGAGTTGGTGGATTTGTTTCACACATTGGGCATTCGTCCTTATCAGTTCCTGACACATAGCACACATACGGTCAAGCTCGCGTTTACCGCTAGCTATCTGATCCTTGTGATGGTGTATCTCCCAACGTAGTCGATGGTTGATATCACGAATCTCCAGCAGGTCTTGCATTAGCATTTTGGGGTCGTTGTAACCTGTCAATGCCACAGTAACACGATCTCTGCCGACTTCGTTCATTCTTCCTCCCAAGGGAAGACCAACCATGCCATTGGTTTGACTTCGTTGTAATATGCCTTGGGTGCCCCTGGACTATGATAAAGCACAGCGACCTTGTTTCCTTGTAGCCCGAAATGTTTGTCGAAGAGATCAAGTGTCTTGCCCTCATCCACAAGGTCGTCTATAACGAGATTTCCTGTAGCCTGTGTCAATTCCCCTTCAATAATCGGTTCTTCGCGCTTCTGCTCGCCGTCGTACCGACTGATACGAACCGACTCATGTGGCACATTGAAGAAGTTAGCGACTGCCTGACCAACGTACTTCCCGCCGTTTGCAATGCTTACGACACGATCAAATTTCCATTCCATGAACGCGATCTTGATGCACAAGGAACGAATCTTGGCATCAACTTCTTCCCATGAAAGATGTAGCTTCTCGGGGGCGATGACTTTCATCTGAGTTCCTTACAGGGTTATGATCAACCAAATCAAACCAAACACCACGGCCACACACATTGCAGCGATGCGTCCACGCTTTACGTCCTGAGCATCCTGAAGCTCACAAGCCTGTATGATGCTCTTGCAACCCCACTTCGGATGCCATACAGCTTGAGTAACGGAACTTTTCTCCCAACCAGCAGCTTCTAGGTCGTCCCATCGTTCATCCCAGCAGCGTTGTGTGATAGCTGTTTTCATTCAACCGGCCTCTTACGAAAGTACCTAGCTTCTTTTGGGATACCATCGTCGGAAAGTTCGCGGTACTTGAAGGTGATGATGTCGCCCCGCTTGAAATCCTTGCCGTCGAAATCCTCCGGCATCAACTCACCTGGATGCTCGGCCGCATAGTTGGTTTGGGCATCCGTAGAAAACAATCGTTCATGGTGCTTGAATCCACCACAACTGACTTTGAATTCCTTATCTCCCCACTGGACAAACATGGCACCAAACTTACCCAACATCTGACCCGTTTTCCCTTGTTCACCTGAAGTGAATCGGATGATCTTACCCTCAGCGTCATCAAAGGGTTTGTACTTCAAAACTGCTTTGCATCGTTTTGGAATCCAACTTGCCAGCGGGTCACGAAGAACAATGCCTTCCCCACCGGCATCCAAAATCTTCGTCAGTCTTTCTTCAACTTGAGCTTTGGCTTCATCCTCATCCATACTCAGACGAATTTGTCGGTGGAGAAAAACAAGCTGACCGTCAGATGAAATGTTCTCACGTAACATCGCCAACTCGTTATCAAAGCTTGCCTGATTGGGCAGATACTGATAATCGACTCTCGCCCGTTCCGGTAAGGCTTGAAACCAACCCACAATACGCCGTAACACAATCGTCTCATGCATGTTGCTGTTTTTGATTTCCCCGTCACGAAATACCGACTCAAATGGTGGCGCGCTGAACACACAGTATTGAATCTGTTCCCAGCGATCATCCGCTGTGTCACCAGCACAGATGGAACGACAAAGCTGGAAGTTTCCACGACCTGCCCATAGCTCACCGTCCAATGGCATACATGGAAGTTTGTTGAGAAACCAGTCCGGAGCCATAATTGGATTACCGTACCGTGACCACAGTCCAGTAGCTATGGGTTTGATCTTTGCCTTCATGCCACCCTTCTTTGGGTGCGTAATCCCAGCCCATGGCACATCAATAGTCTTGCAACCACGACTCAGACCACCATCCCAAAAGCATCGCGTCCCATCCAGTTTCTCAGACAGATAGTACCCGGCAATCTTGCTTTTTTCGGGGTTGTATTTATGGGCCTGCGTCAAAAATTCGCGGCGGTTTGAGTTCTTCACAATTCAAGTTCCTTGTCAGTTCTGTATCCTAGTGCTAATTCAACCCATTCACGAGTTTCCGGGTGGAGATACAATATCTCGCGGTTACGTTTGTACCAGTCTATGACGTTCCCCTTTTGCACCCTAGCCGCCCCCATCCAGTCAGCAGCCATTTCTCGCCGGGCACCGTCTGACATCGGGAGTGCTGTCGAGCGACCATTTGGGTGACAGACAGTCCACCATTGCCAATGATGATTGTTACGCCGCTGATGCTTGAGCCAAGCCATATCAAAGGCTGCATCACCGGTCTTGGATGGTTTGCCCTTCTTCGGGTCATAGGTATCTTTGATGATGTAGAAATACCGCACATACGGGAACCACTCGTCAGGCAGGAACTTGCTCCAATCATGGAACAAGCCCCGGATTGGAATATCCAACCGCACGGACTCAAGAAACACATACCATTTGTGTCTTATGAGGTACCAAGCATAGTACCAGTGTGCCAGTGGATTCAAGTAACGCCACATCATGCAACCTTTTTACCCTGGTTGAAGAACCGACTGGTACGCTTCCGTTGATGATAGCGACCAGCGACTTCGTCCATGACATCAATGGTGCTGCCAAGCCAGCTATCAGGACCGAGTTCCCCCAGTCCGTCATCGTCATCACATGGAACAATGATGGTAGGCACACCCTCAGCATCGGGCGGTGTGGGTGTACTGAGAACGTCATCTACATTCTCGTACAGCCACAAATGGCTAGAGAGCAAATTGATGACAGCCTGAGCGTCCTCAAGGTCCCACTCCAGATTGGTAATCTTGTCATTGAGCCGATAGACTACACCACGGGCCTCATGCACGGTAGACCACAGGTAATCAATCTCAGCTTGTTTGTTGCTAATAGCCTCTGTTTGGTCAGAAACAAGCTGCACTTGATTCTCAAACTGGTAGGTCAGACGCTTCACTTCTTCTTTGAGACCCTTAGCTAGCGTCACCATTTCAGCAAGCGACTTTTCAGCGGCTGTGGCACGTTCCCCCTCGGCAATGGCAAAGGTTCCAAACCGTTCGGCTGCCAAGATGACTTCCTCACGATTAAACTGGGCTTCTTCAGCAATACGAAGCTGTTCATCCATTGCCGTCTGGTAATCCGCCATTAGTTGCTCTGATTTCTGTTCATACTGCATCTTGAGTTCCACCCAGGCAGTTTCCAGTTCAACAGCCCTGGCCTTATTGGAATCAATCACTGCCAGGATGCGTTCCTCATCGAGAGCTTTGACAGCCTCAATACGGGCCGTCTCGCGTTGGTTGAAGTTGTAGCCGTCGATCATCTCTTGCTGCCATGTGTCAGCTACATAACGATCATAGCACATCACTGCAAGCAGTGTGAACACTAGACCCAACCAGAAAGCATTCCAACCTGATCCACGCAGGGGCCTCGAAATCACGTCACCGCATGTTTTTTTGACCGCAATGTCAACATCACCGATGTCCATAACAAATCTCCTCAAGGGGTACACTTATCGAATACGATGTGATGGCACATCGAGACGGGCTTCAGCTAGCATGAAACGAGAATAAATATCCTGGAGCAGAAGATAGACTGTAGACGGAGCCATGCTTAACAGTGCTCCAATGTCCTCGTAGGAGCACCCCTCTTCACGCATTCGCATAATGGTGTGCTCTTCGACTGTCGCCGGGATGGAGTCCAGAAAATCACGTACTGCCAGCATATCGTTATCAGTCTCAAAGTAAGCACCTTCGGGACACGGTATGCTATGGAATTTTACCACACCACTGTCCCCTCCCAGTTGGAATTGTTTCCTCTGTGTCTTTGCTGACCCTAGACTATGTTGCTTTGTGGCCCAATCGCCAATAGCATGAAAAGCACAAACTCGGAGAAAAGCCGAGATGTTGTCATGCTTTTGCATAGCGGTACCGGCGGCGATTTCGTGGACTTTCTGTGTAATAATCATGATGCCTTCAGAAATCATGTCATCATACAGATATGCTGCTGACCAGGTGGCAGCATAGTAACCTGCGATCTCTTTAGCAAGCGACCAGTGGGCAAGAATCATTTTGTTAATGGCTGACTTGTCACCCGCCCGTACCAGTGGTAACAAGGTATCAATATCGTCAGGCGACAAACGAGCAGAATCAATTTCTTGTAGTGTGGTATCAAACATGGTAGTTACTCCGTTAGTTAGCTGGTGTGATCCACCAAAAACAATCCACTCGAAAACCCGATGTCTCCAAATCCTCACCAGAAAACGCTGAGCCCATCAGACCGGCAGGGTCAAAGAAATACGAACCATTCCAAGCCATGGCATGACCATTACCAACGTGGTTGATTCCAATCACGACACCCCTTTTGCCCTTCATGATATTCAGAACGCGCTGTCTGCGTTGATCTTCTGTAAGACCCATGGTGACCAGGTAGGATTCGTTATCCGCATTGGTGCTGATGATGTTGACTTCAAACGGTGTGCATGTGTAGCCATAGGCGGCTAGAATGATGATGCATTCGTGTGGGTTGAATCCTGCACTCTGGCCGTTCTTAAAAACCATTTCGCTACCGTCATGACGCAATATCCCAAATATCTTTCTCACTGGGAGTTCAAGTACCATTGCAAATGCTGCTGCGACACAAGAGTATTTATTCGGACTAGCTTGAAGTTTCATCATCAGTCTTCTACTGTAGGAGTGATCGTCATCTCGTCGATGATTTCGTTCAGTTCGGCCATCTCGTCGTCCCACGCTGGGTTCCAATAGTCCCGCATGTTTGGCGGTTGAAACAGACGGTCATATTGCTCCACGGTGGCCGCAGTGATGATCCAAATTCCAACACCATGTTTCTCCCAAAGAGGCCACTTACGACGTTGGGCTTTTGTGAACACATAGTGCCCTTCAACCTTGACATCAATCCAGCGGTCACCATACTTTTTGTGCGCCACATACAAGTCAGGAATACCACGTTGAAACATATTTCCAACCATACGTTCAACCAACCACTGGCGTGCCTCAAGGAAGTCAACCAGGTCGCGTTGAATATAGTATTCAGGTCCATGGGAAATATGCTTGCGAGGTTTCTTCATGCTTGAACTGGTACTTCCACACCTTCAATGACTTCCAAGGCAGAGAATAACCCTTTGATGGATTTTGTCCGCCAGTCTTTGATCTTGCGCTGGCAAGCCAAAGCACGAATCTGTGGTTCCGTGAGAGTACGGAACCAAATACAACGTCGAGTTGGGGTCTCAAGTGGCATTAGCAGTCTCCATTGGTGGCGGGACGTAGTTGTCGGGTTTCATAATGGATCGAAGATGTTTCTCTTCAGCACCAGTCATGTTGATCTTGATTATCGCCAGATGTTTTCCAAGTGTAACCTTCAGGGCTGTCTCGAAGTCTTGTGACTGTCGATGATAGACTGCCATGACTTCCTCATTATCTTGTTCCTTGGGTTTCTTTGGTTTCTTCACGTCATTCTCGGCGAGTTCACTCAGGGCAAGTTCCTTGGCTTTGTCTTTCAGATATTCATCATAGGTGGGCATCAACGCTAAGGGTCTAATGAGTTCGGTATCCGAGCCACCCTTCTTCTCTGCCCAGTTAGCCTGCACTTTGTTCCAAGTCATCCCGATCAATGAGACATGCTTCCGATAGGACTCAGTAACCTGGCGCACCGCAGCCGCCACAGGGTCTACGTAATCGGGATGGGTGACACACATAACTTCGTCATGGATATTCATCGGAGCCACCATTAGATCATGGATGCCCGTTGGCTGGAGGTCCCAGATAGCTCGTTGAACATCCTTAGTGATCATGGCACCAGGGGATTGAATCAAGTGATTGGATGCAGCCCTGGTATTAGCAGCTTGAATCTGGAATGCTGCCCCATATAGTGCTGAGGAAGCTGCCCCGCCTGCTGTTTGCACACCACGAGCCTCATTGCGTATCACATTCATTTTGACGTTACGCCATTCCTTTGGTACGCCTTGTGCCAACTTGAACAGTGCTTTGATGACTTCATTTTCGAGTGAGAAGTATCGACGGAACCCTAAGAATGTCTCACAGTAGTCATCCGGGTCTTTCCAGACGACTTGTGTTCCTATACCCTTGGGTTGGGACATGGCGCAAAAAGACTCCTGCACTGCTTCGCGTGCTGTCTTGACACCTGGGAACCGTTTATCAAACCCGTTGAAAGCCGCTTCCCCGATATCAAGCGGGATGCCGCTGTTCTGATACAATGTGTTATGGTCGCCGCCGTACAGCATAGCAAAAATCGCCGACTTACCGGGACCATACATGTCCTCTTTGGTTCCATCCGATGCCAGGATGTCTTCATACGAGTTGCCTGGAAAAATCTCCATAGCAAACATCGCGTGAATCTTTCGGCCTTCTAACAAAACCTGATGCAGTGCCGGGTCCTTGAATACAGCATCGGCAATTGTAACCTCGAATGAATCAAAGTCACCACCGCACAAGACGTTATCGCCCTCAGTGAGTGGGAACATACAACGTACTGCTTTGTCATGCTTGATACCTTGAGCATTAAGACCATCGCCGCCTGACATACGAGAACTCAATGTACCAATGACTTTGAAACTGGCATGGAATCTACCAGCTTTCAAAAGCTTGGCATAAAGTTCGACTTCCTTAGCGGCAATCTTGGCGTCCAGAATCTCTTGAGCACGTACCGCTGCTGGATGCAACCCGGCCTTGAGTGTTCCGGCACCGCCGCAGCACTCGCATGGTTGCTGTGTTTCCAGGTTGACACCCATACCCATACACATGAAACAAGCTTCGCCCTCATCACATTTCATCTGGGCAACAATTTCTTTGAGTACCTTTTTCTTTGTGCTCTTATCCAACGGCACCGCTTGCACATCAGTCATCACCGCACGAATATATTTGCGGACTGCGGAGGGCTTGTTGATATTCACAGGTGAGTGGGAGAGCACATTAGCAGCATTTGCCATCAGCTTACGGATACCTGGAATGTTGATCTTGAAACCACGCCAACGTACCACGGCCACCATGCACGCCAGTTCGCTGTCGTTATCGCCTGGTTCTGGTGAGTCAAAGTGGTAATAAAGATCGCGGGTGTAGACAACATCATCTGTTGCGTATTCACGCGCCATCTCATGGTTGTGCCAATGATCAATGTGCCGTTGAATCAAAGCAGGCCAAGCGTATCCCTTGAGTGTCCCGTCCGGAGCATGAACTTCCCAACCCTTCTCGGCACTGGAGAGCGCTGATGCGTATGGAGCATAGCCAAGCTCAACGGGGCGGTACTTCTTATCAAGCTCGATGTCCGAGAAATGAGCCTTGGGTTTCTTCCCCAAGGCATACTCGGCTAGAAACTTCAAACCACCAGCAGGGTTGAACTTGAGAACGACATCTTTGAGGCAGGGGTCTACCAGTCCAGACTTTTTGTCCATGACATCAAAGACCTTCCAACGTGGCCCTGATTTGTCCTTGGTCCTGGCAAACATGATGTCATCAAACTTGACTCGATTTTCGAGTTCCAAGGCCATGGCATAAGCTAGTGGGGTGGGGACCCGCCGGATACGAATGTCCTTCCTTGACATCAGTTTTTGGTATGGCCCTCTGCGAGAATGCAAAAGAAGGTCACAGGCTGCTTTAGGCTTCAGGCCCTTTCCAAAGCAACCCTCTGACTCACGGGCAGCAATCTCTTCGATATGTTCCTCTGGAATCCAATCCTTTGGAAACAGAGAGAAAATGGTGTAGGTCTTGGCCAGTTGGAACCAGTCGAATACGAGATTGAATCCACAAATCTCATTGTTGACAATGAATTCAATCAGTGCCAGAGTTTCATGGATGGGCCGCTTCCATACCTCATATAGGTGGATCGGGCCATCATCTTCGGCCCATTGGAGCAGCACCATTTGACCGTGCAGACCGCACGTCTCAGTATCGAAAAAGATCATTGGGAGCCAGTATAAGGGGATACAACTACTTCAACCGTTATATCTCTATTATACCAAGCCACCAAAGGGGTGTCAAGGGGCTTTCCCAGAACGTCCAGACATGTCGGCTCGCAGTTCCTCTGTAGGGAGGGACTTAACCACCCATGCGAGGGCCCTAGCCGCTGTTACAGGGAAGGGGGCCGTCATTACGTCGGCAATCATCTCTTGGATCTCATGTTTACGGCGTAGCCCGAAACCCTGCTCTGCACATTGGATAGAATGGACGGTCTCGCCCGCAGCTTTTCGTTCTTGGAGCACCTGAAAGAAATCATCTGGCCGGTTTTGCACGATGAACAATGTAATGTCACTATACGTGACGGCACCCGCCGCAGCGGCCTGTTGTATGTCTTCCGGTAGCTTTAGAAGCTCCAGTCGTGCTTCAACCCACCGACGCCCACGATTCAACTTGGCCCGGATGTATGCTATCGTTTTGCCATTGAAAACCTGCCCGATTGCCAGCGCCTCCTCGTACAGATTCAAATCTTGGCGATCCAAGTTTTCAACGAGATTCAACAAACGAGCCGCTTGCTCTGACAGCCCTTCGCGGATAAGGGCAGGAATTGCTCGCCAATGCAGGATATTAGCACAGGCGAGGAATCGACGATGACCAGCAATGATGCGCCATCTGAATGGGGGGTCAATTCCCTTAGCCACGTCACATGCTGGTTGGACCACGATAGGTGATTCCAAACGCGAAGTATCGATGCTGTGAGCAAGATCATTCACAGTATTGAGGGGTATTGCCGACCGACAATTGAAATCGTTGTCCAGGTAGATTTCGTCTATCGGGATTTCGTAGACAGTATAGCCAAGAGCTTGTTGCATGTTAGGACATCCCGGACATGTTTCCCTGCACACTATTCCCAGTGCGACGGACCCATTCCACTTTCACCGGATGTGTGGCATCCAGCGAATTTCGATGGATGCTCAAAAGTACGTTCGGAGCATGGATCATAATTTCCAGGGCGGCATCTGCCAACCATTGCGGGCTACGCCGGAACACCATGCAACATGCTTTGAACAACGTCGGGGTTCGATATTCCCCAGTTTGACGCACGTATTTCACAACGATCTTCTCTGCTTGTCTCAATCTCATCAGTCATCTCCCATCTCGTCAAATATCCATTCGTGTAGGTGGTCCTCATTCTCTTCCATCCATACCCAAACAGTATGCAACAAAAGGGCCAACCAGCCTGAGTCCAAATCTTCACCATCTACATGGTACGCTGTTTCCCCATCCCTGGTGTAACCCTCAATCGACCGGATGAGGACATCCGTGAATTCGATCTCAGGAGGCGATCCGGGGTAGCCTGACCCATCGGGGTAGTACATGACCATTTCTTCGCCTGGGCTGTAGTCGTACTCGACTTCAACCTCAAGAAGCTTCCAAGCCTTGGTGCCGGTCCCCAGTTCGATTTCAAATTCGATGCTACCGCTGCTCATTCTGGTAGTCCCTCTTCAAGATCGGTCCAAGCCTCAGTGTCATCAACGGGGGTGGCTGGCGGCACAGGGATCTCCAGATCATTGCCAGCCGGTACATCATGGATACGAATGGTGACCGGATACTCGGTGCCGTCCCCAAGAGTCAAGAGACCCACTGTCTCTATGTCTTGGACCTCTCGTTCAGTGGGGTGAAAACGACTCATGCATCGAGCCCATGCAATCAGTTGCACTCGTTCCTCGAAAATCCTGCGGGCTTCGGCAGGCGGGTTATCAAATCCCATCTTCTTCAAGCTCCTTGGTAATGAGGGCTTCCAATTCGTCCAGTGTAAACCCCTCGGGGTCACAGAACTCCTCAGCAGCCTCGTGTGTTTGATCTGGTTCAGCAGCAACAACGCGATACGGATCGACCATTGGTTGGTCCTCCTACTAAAACATACCACACTTTCAGGTATTGTCAAGCCACAACCGTTCGATTTCAGGCATAATCTTGTCCCGCTTCGCCCGATCAATAGCTTTAACCCTGGTAACCTCCCCAGGTGGGAAATCATCGGTAAATGCTTCCAACCCATCAAGGAGAGTCCGAAAGGTCACTTCCACCGAGACAATTCGCCGTGGGAGCCAGGTTTCGTCTCGCTGAATCTCAATCAAGTAGTATGCCATCAGGTCCGTCCAAAACAACAATGATTCGTGCCGACACGCCATCTTCTATGGGAATGTAACCCACAGCATGGAGTTGACCGTCTCTACCATGCGTCCAAGTCTGGATACGAAATGCCGACCCTAATTGTTGCCGCAGAACCTGTGCTGCATCTGTTGTTCCTGCCCAATACTTCACGACAAACCCCGCACTGGAGGCCGGGAGAATATCATGGGGTATGGCAACATCCAATGGCATTGGCCAATACGGCAACACCTCCAAGAAAGATTGCCCCGCCGCTGTCCATTGTGACGCTTGTTTGAAACAACTCTTCGCGTGATCTAACATCACTGCAAAGGTATCTTTGTCAAGTGCAGTTTGGCTCATTGGTATTCCTCTCAAAAACAAGTGTTCGCATGTCTTCCAAATGGGCTTTCATCGCCCGTACTGTATCGCTGTGGTCGCGTGACTCAGCGGGGCGTACCCCTGCATCCCATAGTGTGTCCATGAGTACCTGAGCTTCCTGGTCATCCAAGACAAAGGCTGGCGGTGTGTAGTTCCCCTGGCACTCATCTCTTGGTTTTGTTTCAAGGGTGACATTGGTAACTATCATCTCAGGACAGTCGGCTTTGCCAGTCAAGATGTAGATGCAAGTCGCCTGCTGTGCCATGTCATACTGGGCATAGAAACGTGTATTCAGTCGGTTAAACATCAGGAAACTCCTGTATCATTATTGGGCCACACATAACTCGCTGTACCGGCAATAACGGTCATGGATTTTACACCAGTCTCGTGACATGGGGTCATCAGTTACGGTACGATTTTGACAACTGATTTGTCCGCTGTAGTCTGTCTCGAATTCAGTAGCCTTCATGGACTTGGGTATGTATGGTCGGTTCTCTCGGCAACCGTCTTTCCAATTGGCCACAGGTTCAATGTTCTCGCCATGTTGACCACAACTGTAACAGATCCATCCGTCTTCAACGATGGTAACCGGTCGATTGCAATGCCAACATAAAAGGATCATAGCGGCATCACCCTTTCCCAACGGTTGCTAATCTCTCCAAAGCCAGGCAGCACAGCTTCATTGATCTCGATCCCAGATTTGCCAATACCCCAGTCTGATTTTTTCAAAAGGAAAGTACCATTCTTGGCAACATCATCAAGGTGTGCCCAATTGACACCCTCGTTGTGCAACATCTCATGCATATCGGCTTGAGTCTTTTTGTGTAGCTGCTTGTGGGAGAAGTGGGCTCCGGCAAGCATCTGCACCGAGTTACGCTTCCAGTCGAGTGCCCGAGCCAGGAAGTAGTTGACTACTTCATCCTCTGGGATATTGAAAGCACGCGCATCAAAGACCGCCGGGGTCGTTATGCCCATGAGACGCATGTTGCGACCGAAATTTGCAGTCATCAGGGCTGCGGAGATGCTCTCCACCTTGTTCTGCACATAACCGAACCAAGCATCCGTATCCAGGTTGTCATAGTCTGTGAGAACAAAACTGGCTTCATCGCTCTGAACATAGCCCATCTTGAAACCCTGCATCTCGTTGGCTACCCCGATGGCTGCACCTTGCATGGATTCAATGAGCTTGTAATCAAACGGCTTCTTGAACCCATGTTGTTTAGTGAATGTGTGAAACGCTCGGCCATCGACGCGCACAATCACAGGGGTGCGGCGAGTAAGGAACCGGCGAGCCGGTAACTCGTAGTTACGCTTCATGCGGTCCATGATGGATTCACTCATATCAAGCCTCCCTGTAGGTAAAAACGATTATCACAAGCATGACATACCTGTTGGTCCCCAGGATCAACACCATAATGCAGCTTGTAAGCAACCCTATGAGCATAGAAAATGGCTGACTGACCACCGATTCCAACCTGCCCGTAACCAACTCCTTGTTTGATAGATGCTGTCCAGTTCCAACAATTTCCATTTGATTGCTGATCAACTTTAGCCCAAAACCGTTGAACTTCTTCGTCAGTCATGTTTGGAATTGGTTTACTCATGCTATCCTCAAGCTCCGGAGGCTGGACTCGAACCAGCAACCCCACGGGTAACAGCCGTGTACTCTACGCAATTGAGCTACTCCGGAATATGACTCGACTTAAAGAGCCAGCAGGTTAAAAAACAAATCAACAAGCCCGTAGACTACAGCTACGTACCCAACCACGGCCGCAATGGACCACAACGCAATCAGTTTCCATGATATTCTCATGATTCTCCTTGTTCAGTGAGTTGGCGCTGCACCACAACAGTGCGGCCAAGCTCGGTGATACTGACTTTCTTGCCACTCTCTTTGATGCCTTTCACCACGGCATAAGGCCCTCTGCTGCTCCATTCGTCTTCCTGAATGACCACGGCAGTCACCGTCAAGTGACTCATCCAGAGAGATGAGCCCTGGCGGCCGGGTAAACCAATAGGTCGCCCACCTTGATCTCTTGTTCAAAGTAATCTTGGGCAACCACAGCCGGGGCATCAAGCAAATTGATCATAATGATTCCTTCACAGAAAAGGTAACAGTTCTTGGGGAGAAACACTCTGTCTCGTTACACAGTGCATATCGGATGGTGCCGCTGATGATCAGCGGGTTCTTACTCAGTCTGGTGATAGGGGCGTTGCAAGTCACCTGCCCGGTGTGGTAATAGACCAAGTCTCCACGTATCACAGTCATCAATGGAGGCGGGCCGATAGTCTGAAACTCGCCCACCGTGTATTTCGCTGACCGGTTTGGGGTGACCTTCAACGGGCTGGCATGGCTGCCCGTTTCCTGCCCAAATGAACACAGCATCATGTTCTCTGGGATCGTGATGCGAATCCACAGGTATGGTGGCTGGGAGCCCTCTGCATCCGATATGAATGCTTGAACATCAAATGGGGCTGTGGTTATTTCTGGCTCAGCAGCGTTTGAAAGACCCACAACCATGGCCATCATAGCCATAACCAATGCGAGCCCAAGACCTACAAAAATGTCGCCACACTGTTGCTTGGTGATCATAGCAGGGTTGCTCCCTTGTGCTGCCAAGAATATGCGATCCGTCCGTCTGGGAAATAGATCAACTGCCGTTGTTGATCCGGGTTGGTTGATTCGGTGAGACAGTTGGTAATGGCGATGTTCTGGCCGTGATAATCGTACACCCGTGCCCCATGTGGAAGATGCAAGAGTTGGATGGCCCCGTATTGTTGCAAGCAATTCTCTAACTGATCAAGTTTGAGAAAGTTGTCCTTATTCCATTGCGAATCACCGCCAAGCTCACGTAGCGTGACTTGATGTACCGAGGGTTGCCCCGCACAGGCTGATAACATCCTGAGCATCTGCCTGGTGGATTCACCTACCTCTGGTGGATGATCAAAGGCCGTCTTGGTGACAATCACTGAAAGGCGAGTAGAGAAGCCAATGTCCCGAAGCTCGGCACAGAAACTCAACGGGTTGGGTACATCGGCCTGCATGATGCTGTTATTGATTGTCCGGTCAGCGTGACATACTGAGAGAGCTACACGCGATAGCCCCGCATCATAGAGTTCCTTGGCATACCCTGCGTCCTCGGCCAACTTGATACCGTTGGTCTGAAGAGTGATGATTGGAAACCCAGCGGCATAAAGTTGCTTGGTGATCATGCCCAGCCCGGTGCGATCCAAGGTGGGTTCACCGATTCCGGTGATGATCACTTCATCAAATCCACGCGCAAGCCGGATCGCGGTCTCCAACCTACGATAGTTGTAGGAGACCTTCTCCGGTTTGTTGCATGTGATCTTGGAGACACAGAACTTGCAATTTGCATTGCAAGCTCTGTCCCCCACGACTACGCTGAAGGTTTCAAACTTCATCAGCACTTCTCCTCGATACCTTTGACGGCCGCACATGCACCGACTCGGTCCCCACTACGGAGCATCCCGGTAGCTAGGCTGATCCCAGAGAAGGTCTGCCGAGTACCTCTTTGGGAATCCTCGTAGGTCGCAGCCAAGGCTGTGTCCATGCCGAGTTTCGCACCGGCCAAGCAGGCATCTTGGTTAGCGGCCGTGAACACGAATTCCCACTGGTACGCATCCCGTTGGTGTTCCACCATCTCACGTACACGGGGTGGTGAGTATTTTTCGCTATCGTTTTCTTCACCGTCTGTCATGATCGCAAAGATGACCTTGCTTGGGCGGTGTGCCGGAAGCATACCAGCCAACCGAATGCCAACCTTGTCGATGGTGCTGCCGATGGCATCTCGCAGGGCTGTCCAACCACGGATGACATAAGTCCTGGCCGTCAGAGGCTCGATGCTGTTAATGTCACGGTTAGCGAAGATCGTTCGCTGTTGCCCGTGTGTGGAAAACTGGATCAGTGTGACAAGGCATTCGCCCGGCAATTTCTTCTGGTCTTCGATCAACATGTTGAAGCCTTCAATGACTTCATCTCTGACTTTGTTCATGGACGTTGAAGCATCCAAGATAACGATCAGTTCAGTAAGATTAGGATCGGTAGTAAGCATTGGTACTCTCCTGGGTCTAATGGAGCCGCCGGTGGGACTCGAACCCACAACCTTCGGATTACAAATCCGACGCTCTGCCAATTGAGCTACAGCGGCGATGATTACATGACGGGCATCCGAACACGGTATTCGTACAAACCGGGGACAACCTTGTTACCCAGTGTTACTTTGCGGCGATCCACAATATAGCTGCCAAACTTCTCTTTGCGGAGGTCACGTAGTCGGGCTGACACACTGGGAGTGGTCGCTGCCCTACCCACTGCATTCAGTCTGTTCTGAATGTCCTCCAGTGTATGCCACATACTGTCATCCATGATCTCAAAGACAGCCAGAAGCTGACCGCGCAAACGGGGTTGATCTGCCGTCTGAAGTGTGGCACCATCAAAGGTCGCATCGGGGAGTGACATAATAGCCTTTCAAAGGGGTTCAATTGATACAGGGAGTCTTCTTGTCTTCGTTTTGGTCTCGCCATATGGCCTGACATTCCGTATCACAGAAATACAGATTTCGCCCAAAGCCAGCCGTGTAGATGACACCTTCGGTCTCAGGGTATTCTTCGTGGCAGTATTCGCAACACTTAGTGGAACTGTCGTCCCATACATCAAGCGGATGGAGTTCAATCAGTCGGGGTAGATAGTTACCCCACTCGTCTGTTCCAACCGGGAACGGATTCACTACATGGAACGCATTCCATAGCGCGTCAAGCAAGCAGGGGTGATCATTGCTATCGGCAACACCTTCGTACCCGTGGCCAGGAATCACGAAGCTCTCGAATGTGAACCAGAAATCCTCGAATGTGAACCAGAAATCCTCGTAATGCGGGGCCTTGTTAGGCGATCCAACATTACGTCGAACGCACGCTGTGTACCTGTACTGCTGATCGCCCATAGTCTTCCCTTGTAGTAAGTGGAGGTGGCCGGAATTGAACCGGCGTCCTGTGATAAATTCTTCGCTTGCGTCTACATGTTTAGTCGTTTTGCTTTACTCGCCCGTAGTCAAACGACGAACTTGTGGGATCGAGTTTTTACTGGACAATCTTTTCCCGTGACAACCCAGCAGAGGTCAGTGGGAGCATCCGGAATGGCGACCCATGAAACATCTCTCCGGAAAAGTGTTACATGGGGACTGCTCACGCAGCCGTTGCAAATAAAGGTTTGGCAGTTAAGCCTTTTGGACGGCTTTTAACGTAGGCCACCGACCAACTACGACATGCAGCAATACGGGTCCCTTACCCAGTCGAAACCTGTCACCCCCGTGGTTGTGGTACGGTTATTGTTACTTCTGCTCCAGGGTAGAAGCAGAAACGACGTTGTTTCGCAAGCGGGCGTCCTTTTCGCAAGCACGCATTCCAAATCGGACCTACATGTCCTGGCTCAGCCCACAGGTTGCTAAAGGCACACGAGTCTTGTTCCCTTTGATACTTCAATCCGTGGTGCTCAAATTCCCAGCCGTCTGGGACGGCCTCAAAAGTCGTGTGGATTCGGCGTCCATGTGGTAGTACCATCAGTCTGTCTCCCTCACTAAACGAGTAGTCACAGGTGGTTTCTCCTCCAGTGTCATCAGCCCATTCTCCACCAAAAACTGTGCCACGTCTATCGCCAGGGTGTGTACGAAATCTTCTTCCGACCCTCTGATGCAAGCTTTCAGAGTCCGATTACGGTTAAGAATAGCATGTATCACCTCGTGTACCAGAGTGTCGATCACTTCCATCGGAGCTTGGTCAGTATGTACTCGAAGCGTATAGGTCACGTTGTCACATACACCCGCAAACGATGCTGAATCAAAATCTGTTTGCACCTCGCGTGAGTTTGTTACATACTCAACCGAGTAATGAACACCCCGTATCCACAATTCCGATGGGTAGCTCATTCAGTATCCTTCATCATGGACACGTTGGGATGCAAAGCGTGCGGATGTATGTACTCTGGCTCAGGCTCTGGCTCTGGCTCTGGCTTGGTTATTACCGGAGGCTCAGGCTTGGGCTCAGGCTGCCATGGTTCGTTCATACACTCGTTGACGAACTCGACCGGTTGGCCTGGCATGGCGTCAATCGGTTGGAACCACGAGGGGTCGCCGTTCATGGCTGCAATCTCTTCGTTCTTCATCATTGTCTCCTGGGAAACAGTTTGAAACCAACCAGCAGCCCTGCGATCAGGGCTACTGGTGTAAGCATCAGGTCAATCTGGAGCAGTTGCTCAATCAATGTCGATGTCCTTGAAGGCTCGATCTGAGATGGCCTGCAACACGCCGCCAAGCTGATCATAGGCCCAGTTGAAGAACCGTCGAATCGGATCATTGATGAGTGTCCACAAACCACTCCAGGGCCACCAGGTCATCCAACCCGTGATTCGACTCTTGTTCTCACTAACCATTGGCTTGGCAATCCGACGACCATACCAGCCCTCACGAGCTTTCTTCCATTCGGCCTTGATGTCGTCCGGAATCACACCGGTCTTCAGGGCTTGTTGGTATCGCGCGTGTTCGAGATCATCGCCAGTCGCAGTTCTGTCTCGCAGTTTGTCGCACTCACTAGCCAACCATTCCCGCCGCCTCGCGCGGTGACGGATTGCGACATCGCGCACATACACCCACCATTTGCCGACGCCATACACGACACCGACGCCGAGGTAGCCTGCTATGTACCCCACTGTGGACCAGGGATTCTCGATGAGCCAAGTCAGCCACCCGGTGTTCCCAAAGAAGAGGATGGCCGCCAGTGTGCCCAGAGTGAGTATGCAGGCCGTGCCCTCACGTTCATGCTCCAATGAGAGGATGATCAGCAACGAAACAACACCAAGCAGACCCCAAAACCAGAATCCACCAAACGCAAACAAAATGAGCAAAGCTTCAAACATAGTATTCTCCTATGTCAAGTATACCATGAATCGTGTTAAAGTCAAATGAAATCGTCCGGTGTGGTCAAATCAGGGATGGGGACCGGAACTGGGTTCTCCGGAAATGCAAACCCGTCTTCGATCTGAAGATTGATCCCATCAATGAGTCCCTCTAAATAGCTACTCTCATGTAGCCGTTCGGAGTAGTCCATCAAGTTGATGGTGGTTAGTATGCTCACGAACACAATGTTCAGAGCAAGCATCACAGAGAAGATCCAGATTTTCATCGGCGTGCTCTCCGAAGTTCCCAAACACCAGTGTCAGGATTGACATACACCTTCCACTGAAATTGGTTACCCTCAAACTCGATGGTCAGCAACTCTTCTCCACCAGGCGGGATGAGAGGGGATTCACCCGACCTGGAGAAGAACAGACCTGCACCACCGGCAACGATGGCGATCAAAGCTCCGGCAATCATTGCACGAACAGTTTTCATCATGTAGTCCTCTTTCGCATAACGGAACGAAGTTCAGTATCGAAATGATACCTTTCAACTTCTGGCATGTGCGATAGCATCCAGTGAAGTTGTTGTGGTGTATACTGTTCCCACCACTCTGTATCCTCTGGCCATGCCTCAATCTCCACTGTGGTCTTCGGTAGATTGAGGAGAGCAAATAGTGTATCAAGGTGCCTATTGAAGTTTTCGCGGTAGATATGAAACTGGCAATCAGGAGCTTGAACAAACAACGGTCTGCCTTCATAGGCCACCAGTGCGTAGTCCATCGGTTGGTCACAGAACAGCATACTTGCTGCTTTGCGCCGCAGGAACACAACGGCAGGGTTGCAGATGACCGTGAAGAATCGAAGCTCGACACGATCCTGTATGGACAAAATGCCGGTGTCTACCAGTTCCCCATAGCTGATTCCAGGGCGGCCCAGTACCCTTGCCCCTGGTAATGACGACCAGTAGTGTCGAAACTTTGGCATAGGAACCAAAGGCTCATCAAGAAACACAGTCTTCAGTGTCTCATTCAAGACGGCCATCGTTGCTCATGTTCTTCGAGTGGTTGTAGATTCTCAGCCATACGTTCGATCACCGGTATCAAATCAGGCATACCAGTATCTCTGGCCCGTGTACGACAGACCAGGGGGTTTGTTGTAATGTGATGAAAGTAGACGCGGAAGTTGATGCCATCCTCGTCACCACCCCATTTGCGAAGCTCGTCCCTAGCTGATAGAGTGGTGTTGGTTGCATCCATGATCACTACATCGTGGCCAGCTTCAAACAGCGCTTTGATCATGATTTTCACATGTGCCCATACAAGCTCTTCGCACGGAGCATACCATCGGTTACCGTGAATCACCAACCTCAAAGCATCGGGGCTCACAATAGGCGCACCCAAGTCTTCAGCAAATGTCCTGGCCCAGGTGGACTTACCCGACCGAGGGAGGCCCATCATCGCTATCAGTCTGTTTGTTGACATCTCGTTCTTTCACTGCTTGAATGACCGCGTCGAGTTTCTTGAGCGTCTCGTAGACTAGGAGACGTTCTTCTTCGAGTTCTTTGCAATCTACGGATACAATGACATCCGGATCGTCACAAATGTCAGCCACCGCATGTAGACCTTTCACGACATGGTGGTAGTCTATCGTGAAGGTGTAGGTGATATTGATCAGATCACCGTTATCTACCACCATTCTGTCTTTGTACTCTGGCATCAACGTAAAGATGGATGAGGTATGGCGGTCGTATGCCGCCTTTTCAAGCACCATCAGAATTTTAACAACCTCTGTCCGCTCGGGCTCGACACCCTTTCTGTAGATGCTGGTACTCATACTGGACTCCTATATCCGTTTTGTCGGATCTCACTATCAAAGAGACGCGACACTAAATCGAGAGCTTCGGGATCTTCTTTGTAGAACTCGCTGAAATCCAGGTCACCACGGTACGGGGAGCTATTCATTTGGGGTATGTCTGCCGGAACTAACCCTGCCCAAGTTAGCAACCAATCAAACTCATGCTGAATCTCTTCGTAGCGTATGATGTAGTTGGCATGGAGGACGTGTCCAAACAGTCTTCCTTCGGGGCAATACTTCGTGTGGGTGTACCACTCCTCAATGAAATCGTTGAGTGACAGGTTTCCACGATCCATCTTACGCCACCATGAAACCATCACGTCATAGGGATTACGAATCGTGGTGGCAACCATCCAACCAGCCGGTGGTCGTTCTTCAAGACCTGAGTGATGACTACCAACCATCCTTGCCCCAAACCGATCCATGAGCACCCCCGCTGTGGCATACGAAGCCGTGCGAGGGTGCGCCAGGTAGATCAGGTGGTGGTCTTCAAGGATATACATCAGACCTGTATTTCCTCAAGCATGTCGATCTTGTAGCGTTGTGGTCCAGCCGCGTCCACCGAAGGACGCCGCAGCCGTACTGGAAGCCGCCAGGTGACGCCATACTTTTTGTTGACACCATGCAACAACTGCGTGGGCTCGGTGAAGCCAGAGAAAGCATTGAAAGCATACGGGTCAGTGGCTACCCAGGCTCCGTTGATCATCAACTCGCCGTCCATCTCCATGGTTGTCCCTGGACGATGGAAATGCCCACAACAGTAATAGCGAATCGGCGGCCCAGCCATATGGCGATCCAGACCCATGATCCGTCGCTGGCGTCGTTCAAGACCGTACCACGGGATGCCAAGGTTGCTTCTGATATCGTCGCCGTGGAAGACACAGAAACCAACACCACCGATATCAAGGTTGATCGAGAACGAATTCGGAATAGTGAAGTCAACATTCCCCATGTCGCCACAATACTGCTGGGCAGTCTTGGCAATCAGGTAATCCCAGTTGTCGTGAGCACCATGGTAGTTCTTCTTGTTTGACCGGCGGCCGTGGTTACCAGGCACGTAGACCACATTCACTTGCTCGAAATACTGCGCAAGTTCTCGGAACATCAGAGCATGAAGCTGGCCAATGGCCAGTGTGTTCTTGAAGATGTTCTTGAAATAGGACCGCTCAACGTGACCATGAATCTCGCCGCTGGTATGATCACCATAGCACAAGATGGTGATGTCAGGGAAATGGAACTGTGGCTTCAGGGTTACCTGAGTCCATTTGATCACGGCATCAACATACCGCTCGGCACGAGCCACACTGATCGGGAAGTTGTATTCTTCCAGGTAGCCCACCATCTCAGGGCTCACGACTTGATCATGGTGACCATCGGAGATATGCATCACAAGATGCTCAGTAACGTCCCCGTGCTTCCGGTTACTGGGAAGCTTAATTGCAGAAGGCAGGGGTCTCATCGGGACGATCTTGTCCTCAAGTTCATCCGCGATGGCAAGGAATAATCCATGTTCCTTAGCAGCCGCCTTCAACGCCCGTTTGGCATCGTTGCGCTCAACTCGTAGATGCTCAACTTCGGATTGTAGTTCCAGGATTTTGTCGTCAGTCGGATCAAAGGACTCTGGTGGTGGACCTGTTCGCTTGCTGGTAGTTGTGGGGCCAATGTCTGCATGAGACCGACCACACTGAATGTCAGAAACATAGCTGCGGCTGATCTTGTACTTCTTTGCAGCCTTGGTCTGGATCATCCCTGCATTCAAGTCGGTCTTCAATGCAATGATCTGATCGTCCGTCAGCAGTTTTCGATTTGCCATGGGGAGCCTCATTATGAACTAAGTGATACTACTTATTCCTATTATACCAAGAACCCGACCGGGCTGTCAAGCCCGATCTTGCGCATCTTTCCGAGCATAATAGTCCGCGCTGACAATTTTCACGATCATCCGACCACATAGTACAGATGACCATTGTTCTTTCACGGGGGTTACTACACACCCCTCTCGGCCCTTGTATTTGCAAGTGATGTCCGCCGGGCTCGCTGCCATGGTCGGACCATCACAAAGGGACATGAGGCTTTCATCGAACACACCCTCATAAAGGAGGGGGACTGTCGGGACATTATGTTTTGTGGCATACGCCTTGACATCTGCCCAGTCCATGTACTTCATGTGCCCTGGCTGCCCGGCCATGATATCGAACAACCGATAACCCCCTCGTTCGGGGGTCCCATAGTCCATATCCTGTACCTTGCGGCCATAGATTTCGCCATAGGCTACAACCGAGCAGTTGGCCTCTCTGAGGGCGATGTCGGTGAGCATGTTCTGCATCTCTCCGGTCAAAGGAAGCCAATACAGGGACGCTCTGGAGCCAGAACGGGCATCTGAGAGGGCTTTCACATTGGTCTTGTGTGACCCACACATGAACTCGGGCCCGTCTTCCGTGTAGACCAAGCCCACCCGGCTGTTGGTGCCGTGCATCTTCTCGGTGGCTCGCACGATGGTTCCTGGCGGAATCGCACCGGGGTTGGCCCGTAGATGCTGTATATGTGTATAGACCGGGAACAACAGGTTCTCGGGTCGAGCATCCCCGGCAGTAAGCTCGGGTGGCGGCTCGTACTTGATCCCGGCGTAGACCTCAGTGACATCGGCCCCAAAGGTTAGGTCACCTTCGTAGGGAATCACGAAGCCAAAGGACGCCTCCCCACGGATACGGATCGCACCTACCCTACACTGAGATTTCTGAGAATCACCAGGGTAGATGGAATGCTTGAGATACGCACGCACACCCAGCGATTCAGCGGTATCTTCTGGGATTAGCATGTCAGGCGGGAAGAACACCACTTTGTCCTTCACCTTATGGAGGCCCTTTTTCACGACCAACTGAAAACCGAGTACCTGGATGATGTCCAGGCGATCTGCATTGGGGTGGTCTTCGACTTCATTGACGCGCTCAACAGTGATGAGTGTCTTGCTCATATAGTTTCTCCTGGCGAGATATACACGGGGTGAGGAAAATTAGGATCGGGATGATGCTCGATCAAGTAGTCCATGGCAGCCACAAAATGAGCCGGTTCGGATATGTTGTCATAAATCTTCTCGTCCATTGGCGCAACCTGTACACGCTGCCGCATTTCCTGGCGAAACTCTTCGTCATCAATCATCCGTGTGATCAGTTTCTGGTATCCATACCGACTCTCAGCAATGAGTTCCGGCATGTTCAGCATACGGTTCACGGCCGATGATGCTCTATTGTACCAATGATCACCCTGTAGAGTGATTACTGGTTTACCAACATGCAATTGATCGATAATTGTATTGTAACCTCCGAACGGGAAAGAATCAATACCAAAATCGCCCCATTCCAATCTGGCCATATAACCAGCATAACCACCATTATCGGGTAGAACACGGGCGCTCCCGCCCTCAAAAATGTCGTGAATCTCCGTCAGGAATGCATTCAACCCGTTGTAACGACAGATCCCGCTGCTTGGGAAGAAATGTACACGCGACTCGTGTTTGGCATCCATCATCCCGGCTCGCACAGCCGTAAGCATATCACGATTGTACTTAGACGGGCCCCAACATGCGTTGATCAGAACAATGTCAGTTTCCCGCTCCGGGTTGGTGAGTTCGTATGTTGGGCGAACTGACTGATTTCCCATCCCAGGGAGTAACACTAACCGCTCTGAATAATTAAGGTACGCCTCAGAGGACTCCACAGCGTCTCCACTGATGAAAAAATCAATCTCGGTTCCAACTGTACTGACTGGGTGGCCGGTGGTCAAAACCTGGATGGGTGCAAATCTTTGGTTGGCCAGAATGATGGACTGCGAGTTCATGCCAACATCCGGGTAGATGATAGCTGCGTACTGGTTATCCAACAACGGTTCCAGACCGAGGAAATCATTGCCCTCAGTATGGATGAAATGAACCTTCTCGAAGCCCTCGGTGTCCAATTTCAAATCACCAGCATCCCTGTTCAAATGAAACAAGTCCAACTTGAACGGCCCCTTCAGAGCGTTGATGAGCGGGGCCACACTTCGATGGACCACAGTGTTGGGTGCCCACCGGTCAGAAATGATTGCAATCCGCTTTGGATCTGGGTTGTTTGTGATCTTCATAGGCGGCCACTTCTTACGAACACACTCGTTGATACGAGCCTTAATCAACGGGGCACCGTCATGATCAGCATACGTTGGCACAAAGTGGATGTCCGTGAACTGGGTGGTTTGTGGAAAATCACCAAAGGGTCCGGCCCTGAAATGATTTCGGAGATTCTTTTCGATTCGTGGGTTGATGATGCTACCCGTGCAGGTTGGATATAGTGACCACCACAGGGTTGCTAATGAGTCCTTCTCCAAAGTGTCATAGTCAACCTGTACGCTGGTCCGTGGGCACACCAGGGTGAGTATCTTGGCACGATGGCCTTTGGTTCGCATATCCAGTTGGGCCAACCACTTATCGGCGGTCTTGAATCTGGACATGGCTACGATGTTGGCGATGACTGGATTTAGGCGGACGAAGTATTCCTCATCCATGCCTGCAATACGAAACTTCTTCCCGGTGAATGTATCCAGGAAGACTTCCAGAAACTCGTCCACATACTTCTCGGTTTTTGGCTGCATTGGACCAAAGTTGACGGTGCAAAAGAGTCGCATAGCTTCGACTATCAACACCATGTAGTGCATATAGTTCTTCTCTTTGTAAGCCTGACGAATATCATCGAGAAGAAGATCAGGTAAAGCTCGTGTCAAATGTGGCATGGACTTGCTCCACGAATGTAAATGGGACTGATAGTATTCGGATTGGGTTGCTGTTCAATGAGATACTGCACAGCAGTCTTGAACGCCACCTGCTCCGTCGTGTCAGTATAGAACGCATCCCGCAGCACATCTTGTTTGATACGGGCTACCATTTTGGTACGAAAATCATCATCATCGATCATTCGCGTGATCAGATCGCGGTATGTGTCATAGTTAGTGGTAATCAACTCACCCATACCCATGACATCGATAATTGCTGAAGATGCTCGATTGTGCCACTGGCCACCCTGGAATGTGACAACTGGATTCTGAACATGCAACAGGTCAAAGATCGTGTTGAACCCACAGAACGGATAGGAGTCAATTCCGAAGTCGCCACGCTCTAGTCTGTGCATGTAAGCGGGTCGCCCGCCTGCTGTCTCCATGATCACCGCGCGGTCACCCATAATGCTCTTGGTACTGTTTTCAAAAGCACTGAACCCAAAGTAACGATTGATCCCGTCGTTCGGGAAGAAGTGGACCCGTGACTTCCGCTTTGCATTGTCCATTGCATCACGAACAGCTTCTAACATGGGGCGATTGAATTTGGCACCACTCCAGCACGCATTGATAACGATGGTCTCATCCCGCTTGGGGCGTTGCAACTCGTAAGCAGGTTGTGTGGCTTGAATCCCCAGGCCAGGCAGCAATACCAATCGCTCAGAGTAATTCACTTCTGCCATGTTTAGATTCTCACCAAGGTCACCGCTGATGAAGTAGTCGATCTTACCACCAAACGTACTGACTGGATGTCCCATCAGTGCCATTTGTATTGGCGCAAATCTCTGATTCGAGAGGATCACCGACAGATTCGACATACCAATGTCAACATACATGACCGCACCATACTGGTTATTTAGTAGCGGTCCAAGATTCTGCAACGGGTCCTTCTTGTCGGTTGACAACTCATACACGTTCTCAAAGATGGTCGTGTCTTGTTTATCAGGGTCATGGGGTTGCCCTTGAAACAGATCCATGCGATACTGGCCATGCAGGGCCTTAACCAGCGGCCCCATAGTACGATAGATCACATGGCGATTCTGCCAGCTATTGGTGATAACCGCTATCCGTTTTGGATCGGGGTTGTTGGTGACTTCAAGCTGTGGCCATCTCTTCTGAATGTGCTCGTTGACCCGCTGCTTCAGCTTTCGACTCCCCGGCAGGTCTTTGTAGGACGCAAGGAAAGCAGCATTAGTAACGCGAGTATCTTGAGGGAATGCAGGCGGTGGTCCCCATCGGAAACATCGAGTCAGATTCTCATTGATGTAATCTTCCGCTGTGTTGCTGACTCCGCGTGTATATGCTGACCACCACAGGGCTACAGCCTCTCGGTCGCCCTCATGCAAGATGTCAAAATTCACCCGGCGTCTGATACGAGATGACAGCAGTACCAGTACCTTCAGAAAGTTGTGCTCAAATGGCTCAGCAATCTGTCCGTCAGCATCCAAGAGTTGATCCAACCATCTGTCCGCTGTCTCGTGCTTTGAGGCAGCTAAGAGGTTGGCTATCATCGGATTGAAATCAATGAAGCGGGCGGCATCATAGGCTTCCAGTTGGAATTTTTCGCCTACGAAGGTGGACAACAACACTCCCATGAAATCAGAGATTCCGGCTTTAGCTGCGGCATCCGGGCGGGCTGATTCCAGCTTGTGATACAAACCCATGGAATCATTGAACAAGGCAGCATACTGAGGGTAGTTTCTGGTCTCGTATGCCAACTTGAGTCGAACGGCTACATGCTTGAAGATATCACCAAACTGGCCTAATGCTTGAATCGATGGGAACATATCACCCTCCATATGGTACAAGTTGACCGTTGTCAATGTACATGATTTGCTTGCAGTTGATGCCAATCGAACGAATTTGATCAGCGATATCGTGAATTCGCCAAGCTGACGTAACAATGATGGTTCGTGGCGGATCTTGCACCAACTCGTCGATAGGAAATTTGATTTCCTGCCCTGTGCCGGGGACAAACAGTTCCACCAAGGCCAAATTAGAATCCACCACCAACGGGTACCGTGTCTTGTCCACTTGATACAGATTGAAGAATGAAGCACTCTTGCCAATCGCGCCCCAGAAGGCTAGCGGTCGGTTGTACGTGTCATCCAACTCTTGGGTTCTAAGGAACTCCAATTGACCCTGTACCGTGGCGACCTGAAGGGCGATCTGATCAGCAAACCCCTCGGCCCGTTTCCGATGTGACATTGGGGATCGTAATTTCACCAACGCGGTCAGCATCGATCCACGGCAGTCTGGCTTGAGATAGACTACACGAAAATGCTTACGCAGTAGTACATCCAAGCTACTCAGCGTGAAATGTGAAACATGCTCGTACATCATGTCCTGTGAACGAAGCCGATCCAGAATGAGATCGCCATTAGGCACTTCGATGAACACAAACGGGGATACCTGAGTAATGTGGCAGGCACGCACCAGTTCATCGATAAACTCGGCTGGACGCGGGAAGTGCTCCAGGACATGTCGCATGATGATCAAACTGGGCTCATGCTTATCAATGTCGTATTCACAGTTGGCAAATGCGCGTTCAATGATGATATCCTGGCCTTCGTTGGCAAACTCAGCATCTGACACATCAACGCCAGGATCGACGCCACGGTATCGAAGACGGGCCCCGAGTGGATACTGAATCATTTCGCGCATAAACCCGCCGCTACCGCTCCCGATTTCAAGAACTGTACTGGTATCAGGTAATTGGGCACGTTCCAGAATCTCGTTGGCCGCCCGCTCAAAATGATCCTTCCAGGCAATGCCACTATTGTACATCTGCCAGTCCTGTTCATAGTCCACGTTCTTCTCTTCAAATTGAAGATTGAAAATGTGGCCACAATCCTCACACAGAACATGATGCATCCCGAATTTAGGGGCACACATAGCATCAGCAACCGTCTGTGGAATACGTAATGTGGTCAACGGCTGTGGGCCGGGATCATACAATGGGATTAGGTTCCTGGACTCACAAACTATGCATTGGCGTCTCATGCTTTCTTTCCTCCATGTCGGTACGGTCGTGTCTTGTTGTAAGCCAGCTTGACTTCCAGAGCCTTTTCAAGCGGTACATCAAAATCTTCACAGAGTGCTGCCGTCGCTATGAATATCTCGGCAAAATGTCCCGCCAGAATTCGGGTGTCTTCGACACCACTGACACGGTAGGCTTCCATGGCATGGCTAATCGGGGTGATGATGTCCAGCAGGCCATCTTGTAAATTGCCCCGTACCCACTCCTCGTCCTGTCCCTCACCCACGACAGCAAACGACCGGCCCATCAACAACTCGATGGGTACAAATCGAGCCACCGGCTCGTTGTCTATCTCACGATAAACCTTATCCCAGCTTAGGAGACTCTTCAATGCTTCTACCAGTGGGAGTTCGTATCGCCCCACAGTGTCGGCGGCTCGAATCAACAAGTCAGCAAATTCGACAGCCAAGCCTTCTGGCTTCTGAGTATCCGGGTTGATGGTTATCCACTGGGCTGGGTTGGGGATGCCATCATCACTGATTTCTTCCCAGACTTCGGTGATCTCAGTAATGAACAGCATCAGCATTTCACCAAAGTTGCGGTCCCAATCTTCCCACCAACCCTTTTCCACTGCGGTGCCATGGGATTCTTGAATCAGTTGTGTAATAGTCAGCATGTGTATCTCCTGTTAGCTACAGCCCATTGATGTTCCACAGTTGTAACACAGATAGCATGACCCACTGCGAACTGTCATGCTGCCACACTGATCACAAATCGGCGTGGCTTCTTGATCGGTCGTTTCAGAAGTGGTCGTGGCAACTTCTGAAATTTGGAATCGCAATTGCATCCACCGAAAGATGAAGTCCACAATTGATTTTGCCATCTTGATGTCCGCATCCTTCGTGAAGCCCATCGGCTCAAACTGCATGTAGGCAAACTTGTCCACAAACGTAGTCATCGGGACACCATGTTGGAAGCCCAGAGACACAGCGATACTGAATGCATCCATCATCCCACTAATAGTGCTTCCCTCTTTTGACATGGCAATGAAAAGCTCCCCAGGTGTGCCATCGGGATACAGACCCACGGTGACATAACCTTCATGTCCGCTGATCGAAATCTTTTTCGTGACGGACTTCCGTTCATCCGGGAGCGGTCGGCGAACTTGTTTAGGCGGGGATTGACTCGCACCCTTTTTGTCCAACGCCGTGTTCAGTGGTTGGTGGCTCTTAGAACCATCTCTGTAAAGAGTAACAGACTTGAGTCCGAGTCGCCATGCCTTGATAATGGCGTCCTCAAAGTCCTGCACTGTCGCCGATGCAGGCATGTTGATTGTCTTAGAAATCGCACCACTAAGGAATGGCTGTGCTGCCGCCAACATCTTCAAATGGGCGCTAGCGGCAATACTTCTGGAGCTACCCTGTGGAGCTAAGGCTGTGTCGAATACTGACAAATGATCCGGCTTCAACAGGGAACCTTCAAAGGTACCCTTCTCTTCGACCCAAGCCATGAGAGTATCGATATCGTCCTCTGCGTAGCCCAGGAAACGAAGGGCCTTCGGGACACTCTTGTTGACCATCTTTAGGGTGCCACCACCAGCCAGCCTCTTGTATTTCATCAGAGCCAAATCAGGTTCGATACCAAACGTGGAACAATCCATCATGAATGAAATGGTGCCCGTTGGAGCGAGCACGGTGGTTTGAGCATTACGGTACCCATGTAGATCACCGTGTGTCCGCGCGTGTTTCCAAACGATATGGGCCGCTTCAGCGAGATATGCTGGCATTGGCATTCGCCCTAAAGCTGCATAATGCTCACTCATTACCTCAAGCATCGGAGTACGGTTCAACTCAAAGTCCTCGAATGGACTCAGGTGTTCGGCAATCTCGGCACTGGCTGCATAAGCAGTCCCAGTTATGATAGCAGTGATGCCAGCACATATGCTTCTACCAAGCTCTGAATCATACGCAACCCCGTTGGACATGACAAAGCTACCCAAATTTGAGTACCCAAGTCCCAAAGCCCGGTGTCGATGACTGGTCTGTGCGATCTTAGCAGACGGATAGCTAGCTCTATCCACCATGATATCCTGTGTTATCAAAGCGATACGAGCCGCAGCCTGAAACAACGAAACATTCAGTGAGCCATCTTGCTGTCGAAACTTCATCAGATTCAAACTGGCAAGGTTACATGCCGAATTGTCTAGGTAATTGTACTCACCACATGGGTTGCTGGCATTGATTCTACCAGACACCGGGCAAGTATGCCACTTATTCAAAGCTGTATCGAACTGCACTCCGGGGTCGCCACACTCCCATGCTGCTTCGGCAATGGCACGTAGTATCGCCCGCGCTTTATGGTGAGGCCCACTCACGGCCGAATCGGTGACCCACCGAGTATACCAATCTCCATCTTTGTTCACTTGAATCATGAACTCATCCGAGAGTCGAACAGATAGGTTAGCATTCTGGTACAGCACCGACATGTAGGCATCCTGCGGTGAATACCCCTTGCCCACCAGTGTAGCTGCCTTGGCTTCTTCGCGGGCCTTGCACTGAATGAACTGCATCAGGTCCGGATGCGAATCCTTGATGCTAAACAATAGGGCTGCCCGCCGGGTCTTGCCACCACTTTTGACTACCTCTGCAACCATGTTGTAGATACGAGCAAAGCTCAGAGGACCAGAAGCACGACCGCCACCGGACAGCTTCTCGCATGAACCACGCAGTGTTGAAAGATCAGCACCTACGCCGGAGCCAAACTTGAACAGCATGGCTTCATCCGTTGCAAACCGCATGATGTCTTCCATGTTGTCAGCCACGCTCTGGATGAAACATGCAGAGACCTGGGGTTCTTCATGGGGGTTCTGAACAGGGAGAATCTCGCCATCGTTCCAAGTGAAACCACAAGGGGTGCCGGTGACACCATATTCCTGCCATATACCAACATTGAACCAGACTGGTGAATTGAAGGCCATGTGTTGGTGGAGACAAAGCCAGGTAAGTTCACGGTAAAATACTTCACCGTTCTCTTTGTCGAAGTACCCATCTTCAATACCCCAGTCGGTAACAGTCTTGGTAACCCGATGAATCAGTTGTCGGATGCTGGTTTCCCGCTCATCCGTGTCCTGCTCACCATAGAAGTATTTACTGGCCACAATGTTGAGGGCAGTTTGTGACCAAGACACCGGTACGTCTATGTCAGTTTGGCTGAAGATGACTTCATCACCTTCACCAATAATACTCGCATTTCGTTTGTCCCAGTCCACGCTTTCAAACGGGTCCATCTCGTCACAAAAGAGTGGTGTTATTTCCATACTCATGCTTCATCCGTCTCCAAAAGGTCAGCGAATAGTGAGGGTGCTCGTTCGACAAACACGTCCAGGATGCTCCGAAAGATGCCGCGAATCTGCCACTGGGCTCGTGGGTTCAAGGCACGTTCCTTGAAAACATGTCGCCACATACTGATATTGAAGGTTGAAACAACTTCAGTCTTGGTACAATTGCCCAATACTTCACGGGCATCTTCTGGTTTGATCCCGCGTTCACGATACTGCATGTACAAATCATAGTCCTGCCAAGCCTTGTACATGAACCACTTCTGTTCTATCGTAGTAGGATCAGGGTAACAGAACAATGATCCATTGACACCATTGCGCTCCACTGTGTATTCCCCTGCGGGAACACCAATACTAGGTGGGCAAATGATCTGAAAGCCCTTCTTGCCATAGTCACAGTACCGCTGTGATTCTTGGCTATATGCCGCAATCCGATGCCGAACCAACTGGTGGCTGCATGAGCGGCTACAGATGATATTTGCTGTCAAGATTGCGTGCTCAACCACACTCTGGTGTGGCGGCTTGCGACTGAGCAAACCCCGACAGAATTTGGTGGCCGAGTCAGCGGTGATCTTGTCTTCCGACTTGTAGCACTTGCGACCGGCCCATTCACAGGCTCGTTCCAACTGTGCAAAGTTGTTATACGGACTCAACTCAAATCCGGGTTCCACCACGGTAATCGTATGTGCATCTGGCAAAGTAGTGCTCCTTAACGAGGGATAATGATTTCAGGCAAACTCCAGATGATGTAGTCTGGGGGAACGTCCTGTGCAACAATCAGATTGATGAAGTCATAAGCGAAATTGCAGATTGCCTCCATCCCACGATAGTTCAGTGTGTCAGGTTTGTCGGTGGTCTTGTGGTAAGTACCAAAGTCCGTACCAGTATGCAGAAAGGCCACCGGCACCCCGCCGTTATCAAATGAAACTTGATCGCTACCCGAGTTGCGTTTGAATGTGATCGACTTGGCAAACGGGTATTTCGGGAACAATGTCTCAAGAAGAGAATCGACATCAACATCGGTGGCATACTTCTTCTTTAGGTGGCCGATCATATCGATGTTCAACATGACGATATGCTGATCAATATCTGGGTCACCGACTGGAAGTGTTGGGTTCTTCACGTAATACTTTGATCCAACCAAATAGGGGTTGATCTCCTCACCTGTGTACCACTGAAATGCAATGGTAAAGGCGGGTTGCGTACCGGCTGCGAATCGCTTTGCCAACCCAAGCACTGCTGCGGAGCCCGAGGCATTGTCATCCGCACCTGGATACACGCGACGATTCCTCACGCCAATATGATCCAGATGAGCACCGATCACCACAACCTGTGTGGGGTCGCTGCCTTCGATCCAAGCAATGACGTTCTGGCACTTACCCCTCGGGGTGGGCACCGTCTGGCGTTGAACCTGAAGTCCAGCTTCCTGGCACCGAGCCACGATCCAATCTTGAGCTTTCTGGATGTCTTTCGTGGCCGTCGCCCGACCACGTAATTCTTGTGAAGCGAGATATTCGACCGTAGAACGGAGTTCCTCCGCTGTCTGGGCATGGGTCAACGAACAGATGCCCATCACAACTATAATCAATAGGGATCGCAGCCATTTCATTTAGTCTCCCCCGTGCCCTCAAGTGTCTTCTGCAAGCGATGGAAGTCCCGGCGAGCCACCACATCTGTGTTTGCCTGAATCTTCTGTAAAGCTGTCATCAGCAAAGGTGACTCTTCAAATTTGAGTCGTGCTGCCAACGCATCAGCAACGGCCGCTGACTCATCCCGCTGGAGGATAAGCTGCCCACCATGATAGTGGGCGGCCTGGATGATCCCAGCGATGTACTTGGCAACGTTCTCCGCAATGGGCTCACCAGGTTCGACACTAGGGAGAATTTCTCCACTGTGCAAATCCATGGCCTCATAGAGGACTTCATCACCCTCAAGTCGTCGCATCAACAAGATGTGGCGCTTGTCTTCAGTTTTGCAAACTCGTCCTGTGGTAGCAATCATCGTGGTCTCCTTTATGGCCGGTAGGCTTTGAGGTACATGGGGTTCCTTAGCTCTGTGGAATGTTCGGGCGCACTGCGTCGTGGTCTCGCGTAGGCTTGATGGCGTGCTTATGGGACACTGCTTTTAGCAGCATTTCGGTTGTAAAGATCCCTATGGTCTTCGCAAGTAGGGCAGGCAGCGTAGTTGATTGCCAGCCTGCGCCGGTTTCCAAATCAACCCCAGCCCATACAGGTGATGGTGTCGGTGTATAAGATGTAATGAAACCGACATTGCCATTATCGTTCTGGGCGACCTTCCCTACAAACCAACGGCCGAGTTGCACCTCGTTTGATTTCCCCACAATGTATTCGCGGTAGGTATCGGCCAACACCGAAGTAAGCTGACCTTCTGTACCGGCCAGTGGAGCACCCGTATTGACATTGAATCCTGAAACATCCGGGGTACTGTGCCCGGTGACCAGAACATCTTGGCCAGCAACCCGAACAACAGCACCAACTCCTAGTGTAGGCATGATTTATTCCTCGTTGTTTTCGTCATCAGACGGGTCACCGATCCAAGCTGCCACTATGGCCATGGCGAAAAGGAACACATCTACAATAGCAATACGTTGCACCATGGGTATCCAACCATTAGCAATGAATCCCATGCCCACAGCCAGGAGGCCGCAGACCAAAAGAAACACCAGAAATCCGAACAGTTCTTTCATGCAAACATCTCCCCTAGTATGTCAAATGAGAACGGACCCATACGCCCGAGACGTTTCATGGCGTTATCAACCCCGGCATCTTTGGATCGTCGTCCTGGATACATCTTGTCTAGTGTCTCTTCTTGAAGACTATGGCAGTGACCATACAGGTGCCATGCGCCCTTGAGGTGGCCCGGCCACACCGCCAATGGGTAGTGGCAAAGGGTAATTCTTTGTCCCCGTACCTTGATTTCGTTGAACTGATGGCATGTGCTAAAGTGTTTCCCGGCCGAGTTTGGATCATGGTTACCTTGGATCAAATGGACTTCCCGGCAATTGATCTGTTCTCGGTAGTGTCCTACGTTGGTGGCACCCCAGCAAAAGTCTCCCAGTATGTACAACACATCTTTGGCATCCACACAATCGTTAATCTGGTCGATCAAATGAAGGTCCATGGTCTCAGCACAGGTAAATGGCCGATGGCAATGTCTGATGATAAAGCCATGTCCCAAATGCAAGTCGGCGGTAAACCAGTGCTGCTTCATGTAATCGGCATCTGCTCAAACACATCTTCTGGACTCGCCAGTTGTTCGTCTCCAAGGATTAGTTGCTCGCATACTTTTCCATAGAGTTCGTAGACAATCTCTGTAGTCAGGATACCATTTGGTAGTGGTATCGAACGGGTAACGGAGCCTACCGTGATTCGCAAAGCCCAGCCGCCAGTAGTCTCCCAAAAGATGGCACAACGTCCATCGTGATCTTCGATGAAACTCGTAACGTCTCGCGGTAGTGCGCTTATTCTGTTCATACCAATCCAAACCAAGGTGCAAACCAATCGAAAGCATGTCCGCCTAACCAGGCCAGCCAACAGCCAAAGAAAACTGACCCAATCACGATTAAGGGAATGACCACGATCCCAGCCAACATGGCTAAGATAACATCGGAAGTCTTCGGTCTCTTGTTCATGCGGTTGCCTCTTCCTCTTCCTCTTCCTCGTTCCAAATCAGGGTGCCATCTTCACCAAGAGTCATAAGCTCCAGGCGACGGTTGGCAGCCAGCACGTCTCTGATATGTTCGTCATACGGGAGATGGAACAAGTCCACAATTGTTGCGCCAAGATTCGCATCCATACCCTTACGGTGGATACGATCTTCAGCTTGACGCCGTGATGATGGATCAAAATCGTTTGACCAGAATACAGCCATACGGGCTTCTGTCAAGGTCAAGGCCATACCACCGGACTTCGGGTGAGCCACGAACGCAACTCGTCTTATGCCTTTGACATTGGCCCAATAATCCAACGGTTTGACATCACGAATTACAACCCGCTTCTTGGTTTCAGGGTCATACCTGTATATGAGCCACCCTCGACCATCAACACGAACCACGTCCCACTGTTTCTTCAAACAGAGATTTGTGACACGATCCACCGAACCGGTGAATCCTGCAAAGATGACGATACGGCCTTGTTCGTCATTTTCATCCAGTAGCATTGAGAGCTTGTCTTCTTTGGGGCACGGGAGTTCGTAAGTCTTCCGCGTGAACTTGGGGACTTCCTTGGAACCCTTGCATGTGGGGCATGTGATCTTATGCTTGAGCAACGTGGCCACATACTCTGGGTCAAGAAGTTCCACAGCTTGGAAGTGATGGTTATCATCATTGGGATCATACCACTCGTCGATCTCACCTGTGGCCTTGCAAGCCTTGCATGGCTGCTTACCGTCCTTAACCTCACGGTATTGGAATCCATCGCTAAGCTCACGCAACCAAGTCAGGCCGGAAATGACATTGGGTGCCGACTTGACGATAATCTTTGCCACATTGGCAACCGCTTTTGTCATCTCGCATCGTTCGACACGATACCGCTTCTCTGGCAACTGGATGCAATCCTCTTTGTGCAGAACCACAACTAGACCTTTGAGGCGTTCTGCCAAGAAGGCAACTTCGTTCTTGCTCTTGGAATAGGCATGGTATTCGTCGCCGTCAGCAATCGCCAACAGTTTGTCGTGTGGCCCGTCGTCATAAAACTCGCCGCATGTCGCACACCGATTCTCATCGTCTCGCCAGGCCACCAAGTCCAGATAGTGTCCGCCGTCATGGTTACTGCATTTTTCCAAGAACGCCAGACGTGCTTTGAAGGCATTATGGTTGCCCTCTTTGATGAAGCCTGGATAACAAATCTCAGCCTGTGACCACCAGTCCAGGGGTGATTTCGGAGATGGCGTACCTGACATGAGAATGATGTAGCTATCTGTGCCCCAATCGGCCATCATACCCTCTGTCAAGTCACGGGCATACCGTGAGCGTTGGCTGGTCGGTCCCTTGAGGAGGGAAGACTCATCGTAGATAATACCCTGGGGCGCATTGTCGCCAGTAGTCCAGTTGGTCATGGTTTTGACGAGCTTCTCGTAGGTCATCATCTCTACGTTGACACCGGCTGCAAGCTCCCACTTTGTGAATTCGCGGTCAACCGCTTTGAGACCAGATTTGGGCCCAACCCACCACCAATTCTGCACACCAGATTGTTCCATGATCTCCATAGCTGACAGTGTTTTACCAAGACCCATTTCGGCAGCAAGGATCTGGTAATGATAAGTGAGCCCACAGTTTGCCATGAGAATCTGATGGTCCATCAATGGACGCTGATAGCTCCATTCCTTCAGTGGTTGATCAAACCATTCATACGGATTCTGGCCCTTCATCAATTCCAACTGGAAGCGATTTCGGCGACAGTCGGCGACTGACCAAACCTTCCTAGAAGGCGTCTCGAAGCCATGCCACTTTGAACCTTTCATGGCCTTGATGTCATCCTTGGCATCAAAGGGTGATTTCAAGAACTCAATGCGATTATCTCGGAATGCAAGGGATGCAGGGCGATAAACCTTATTGCCCTTCCTGGTTTTCACAATGATCTGAGTGTGTTCAAGTTCCATTAGTATTCCCATACCCCATGTTCAAGGAGTTTTTCGTTATGGTCAAAGTGCCAGCACATGTAGCCCTTATCGTCCCCACCGCGCGGTGTCTGCCCGATCAGCACATCTGTGTTGCCACGAGCCGTATCCGTCAAGTAGACTCGTGAAGTCAATAGCATGTCTTCGCCAGACTCGACGCTTATTCTCGTGAAGCCCATGTTGTGTAGAGCATCTAGGAAGAGTTGTAAGTCAGTCACGCATCTGGCCCCTCAAGTAAGAAAGTATGATCTGGTAGTTCGCGTCGAGTGAGTTGTCCAAAAAACGCTTTCAGTCCAATCTTTGTGAACGCCATGTAGACCTTATCGAAGCATTCCCGAACTGCCTGTGATGTATTGGTTTGGCATCCAAGCCGGACTGCTGTGCGCCATGTTCGTAGCGACCCGGTGACCAAAGCTGCCTGCATCCCGCGCATCATGGTTTCCACTACAACAAATGGCATTCCATGTGTTGCCTCCAAGATTTCCTGCATATCACGCTCATCGGCCATCAACAGGAATCCGTAATGCAACATCTCAAGATAAGGCATTGATTCTGCAACAGTCGCCTCGGCTTCTTTGTGCTTGAAGGCCGCAATACAGGCCAGGTGGTGTGCATCCGGAGCCAATGATGGTTGTTTCTGGTCGGCCGCCCGTGCAATGGCGTACCCCAGCATCTTCTTAGTATAACCTAAGAAGACTCGGTTGTCTACCTGCGGAGTTTGAATCATCACAGCTTCACAGTTCATTGATCGCCCCTCCAGTCACAACCATGTCCAATTGACTGACCCGGTACAAGACAGCCGTTGTCTTCCAAGAACTTAGCAGCCCCGCCACAAACCACAGCCGTATTACCATCCTTCATTTCGTATTCCATCAAGGAAGATGCCTTTGTCAAGCCATGGCAACAGGCACAACAGCTACTCATGTGATACCCGTACTCACCAAGTTGATGACAGTACAGACGTGTTCCGGGTGTTTTGTATGGTGCTTCAATACCATGACCACAGCAGGCACTCACAATACCGGGGATACGACCTAAGCAGGCGTCGTGTCCGTCCTCGGTTGGCATCCTGCCACAACGCACACATGGGCGTACCTCAGTGACTAATGCACCGTCATCAACATATCGCCAGGCACCACCCTGGTACGTCAATTGTTGCCCGCGTTGATAGGAGATTGCTGGCATCAACCATCTCCTATGAGCGGGGCTTGTACGTCAGCAAAGATGTCGCTATCTTGACTCTGAATGGCCAATGGGATCAGCCAAAGCAGATTGGGTATCACGTTGCTGGGGAGATGGTCAATCCAATGCCTCTCAACCCGCTCGTCTGTTGTTGTCTGGACCGCATGGACATCACCTATAGCCATGAAGAAATGCACCATGAACTCGTCATTGTGATAGACGCAAAACAGATGCCATTTCCATTTCTCAACCAGGTGCCCGGTCTCTTCCAGGAACTCGCGCTCCATGGCATCCTCTGGATACTCGTCATCGGGTTCAATGTGACCACCGATCCCGTTGTAGAAACCCTTCTGCCAATTCGGACGCTGTTTCTCGATCAGAACAACTCGTTCAAGTTGTGTATCAAAGAAGAATCCAGCTACGTACTCTTTCATCTCAAACTCCGGGAAACAAAATGGTTCGGACCAACCGAAGGGCATCTTCAAGATCGTCTGTCCAGAATGGGACCAACTCTCGAATCCATTTCTGGTCATGGATGTTGCCTTCTTTGGCAATCACAATCGTTGGAACATGCGCGGCCCAAGCCCATGAGATTTCTGACACGGTGCCGACACTGACTTCAGGGGCACATGGTTCAAAGTTCACGAGGAGTAGGTCTGCTTTGACACAGTCCAAGTAATCTCGTGTGATGATCCCACGAATCGTGAAGATGGGGTCCGTCGCGTTGACTTCATTGGCACCCCAACCCAGCTTCTTACACTTGCGTTGGGCTTGTTTGGCACGCATCGGAGAATAGCAACGAACTGCCGGTAAGGCATTCGTTGCTTCAATGCGCCACACAGTCGCATCTTCATACGACAACCCCGTGATGGGGCCTGCTAAGTAGATTCTGGGAGAGTACATAGGGAGGAACTCCGTTGTCAAGGGGCGGTTCGCAATACTCCTTCGATATCAGAGAGGCCCAACCGGGCACATCCAAGTTCCAAATACGTAACAGCCTGCTCGAAAGTCTTGATACCACCAGATGCTTTAACAAGAATCTTGTCGCCTACTGCATCTATGATGGTCTTCACGTCTTCAACGGAAGCCGTCCCAGTGAAGCCTGTTGAAGTCTTAACGTACTGTGCCCCTGACCTGATCACCAGATCACAGGCAATTCTGATCTCAGTTGGATTCCACACTGAAGATTCGATGATGACCTTTAATGGGACATTCTTGGCTTGTGTGAGCTTGCAGACGGCCTCCATGTCAAAACGAACAGGAGCCATGAACCCAGAAGCAAACTTGCCAAGATTCATAACCATATCAACCTCGGTGGCTCCCTCATTCAGTACAAATATCGTTTGGGATGCTTTCATCTCAGCACGGCTTGAACCATGTGGGAAATCTACAACCGCACAAACCCCGATACCAGAACCAGAGAGGCGGTGTGCTGCCGTGCTCACCCAGGTAGGGTTGACACAGAAGCTGGCTACCTGGTATTCTATTGCCAGTTCGGCCCCGGCTAAAATCATGTCATAGCTTGCAGCCGGATTGAGAACAGCCAGATCAACTTTTGAGGCAACTTCACTCGGGGTCACTGTCTTTCAACTCCATACCTAACCAGTGTTTATCGAAATTGGTGAGTGCTTCGGCCGGTGAGGACCCCATGGCTTTCACACCCGGTGAGGTCACGTCTTCCGGAAGCATCTTTTGAACCTCTTCACTGACGCCACCATACCAAGCGACCCAGCAAAGGCCGTCATGGTAAAGCACCGGAGTATAGAGGCTGGACGGTCGCACCTGGTTCTGCGCACGGGTGATTTCGTATATGCGCACCTGGTGTTTAGCCTGAGCGGCTTGCAAATTCAACTGGGCCGTTGCTATGGCCGCATTGTCGATCTGCTGTTGAACGGGAAGTGTAGGTTCCATAGTCCTATTGTATCACCGCTGGGAGACAGTGTCAAGGGGGGTAAAAAAGAAAGCACACCCCGTATCTCGTTTTGGGGGTGTGCTTATAGCCCGTGTAGAGGGGCTGAAGTAATTCATTCGCGGGCAAAGTCAGCCATGATCTTCGGGGCACTGGCATCGAAGCCAACGACATCGAGCATCCCTGCATCGTTGGGGTCCGCGATGGAGATCTCGTTGGCGGTGAAGGCCACCACAATCAACTTGGCGTTGATACCCATCTTCCGGCGGTAGTCCTGTAGTGCTACAGCAGGGTGTACGCTGTTACAGTTGGTCTCGCTGTCCGTGTAGATCACGAACACATCAGTCGGAATCTTTTCCTGGGTCGCGTACCTCATCGGAAGTGAACAGTCTGTGCGACCAAATGGGAGGCCGGTGATCATGCGATTCACTTCAGAAAGCGATGTTCGCTTGGTAACGGGCAACGAGTGGAAGGTATTGCAGAACCCATAGGTCTGCACTTGGTCCTCAGATCGAACCAAAGTAGCAGCCATACACCCGGCAGCATCCCGTGGCGTCAAGTGCGTGTTGTTGATCGTGCCATAGGTCATGGACCCAGACACATCCACACCCAGCAGATAACGCTGACCAGTGGGCTCGACGTACCCAAAGGATGCATCGTAGGCGTCTTCCAGGGAATCCAACACCTGGGTTACAGGGCTCCAACGGAGACTGCCACGAACACCACAACCTTGTTGATAGGTGGAGAGTGCCAGCAGCACGCTGAATGGATGTACCCGAGCACGTTGAAGCTGCTCTCGGTCCCGAAGCTGGGCACATACCTGCTTCACTGCTGAGGTGTTGGGCTTCAGAACGTCGATGCTGGTCATCTTACCCAAATTCCGGATCAAAGCCGTCATAGGCATCCGCAACTCAAGCATGGCTTCCCAGACTCTTGGGTCATTGAGGAACTGAGTCGGGATGTTCTCACGGACCAAGCCGTAGCTCCGAACCAAGGCGGCAACCTCTTTCGAGGTGGTAGCCAACTTGACCTTTTCGACGCCTTCCAGTGTGTGGTTGGTCACCATCGGGTAATCCCCACCCGGCTTCCGCACGGCGTACCCAAGGATCTGGTTGATCTCGGCGTTGTTGGTGTGTGCATGGCAACACCGAAGCACGTCACGATGAGACCAGCCACCGCGTTGCTTGTACTTCGTAATCTGAGCGGCCAGCCGATCAGGTCGGTGATTCAGATACCAGTTCGAGACGGCACGCTTCAAGGCACGGCCCCAGCCACGGAATTGAGTCACTGCATCCACGAATTGGAACAGGTGTGTTCCGATTCGACATACTTCGCTAAGGCGCGGCAGTGCAATGCTACTGTAGCGGGCATCGGCACACAACATAGCCAAACAGAAAATGGCAGGGTCATTCTTTGCAGCCCGGCCTTCGTCACTGATCTGCACAATGCGGTCCACGGTTCGCTGTGCATCCTCAGCAGCACAGATGCGAAGAGACTCAGCAGCTTCGATAGTGAGCTTCTGCTCACCGGCATAATAGGTTCCGCCTTCACACCCAAGAATCAGAAACCGATCCAAGCGTGTCCAGCAATCAACTTCCCAACCAAAGCCACCGCCGCTGTTGGCGACTTGGTTACTACCGACCAAGGGGCGCGTCTGAGGAGTGTTACTTGGCGAAAGTGTGCGTGCGTACCTATTCATCGTCTTCTCCTTGAGGAATTCGGTCCTGCTCGATCCAAAGTTCGTAAAGACAGCACAGGACATTGTCAGAAAAGTGGCCGTGTTCGCTATCGACATTCGCATCCGACAGTTGTTTGTAAATGTCTGCCAGAACATCATCGCTCGTAGGCGACCCATCAACGTTTGGAGACAAATCAACGATAGCTCGTATGATAATCGGAAGCTGAGCTTCCAATCTGGCTTTGGCAGCCAGAAGCTCTTCCATCAATGCATCGGCGACATCCATCACTTCAGTTCGTTTGATGGCTACTTGGCGACAGGGTCTTCAGTTGGCATAGGAGACTTCCTCTGTTTGAAATAAGATAGGGGCATCCGGTGGATTGATTCCATCGGGCGGGTCTACCGGAAGAATGGTTGCCCGCAGACTCTTGATCTCGGCCAGAAGTTCCAATTCACGAACATGCCATGCAGAGACCATCCTGTCGCGGCAAATCTCGTTGTTGTCCAGTATTGTTTGAAGCTCGTCAATCTCGTCGATTTGGCTTTGGACCACCTCGGCCTGCATGTCAACGACATCTTCCAGGCGGTAGATTTCCTCTTGCCTGATATCAAGCAACTGATCACAGACACCAACTCGCCACTCGATGGACCAGATAGTTCCACTCGTGGCGAATACCGCGATGCAAAGAATCCAAATCGCTACATTCTTCATCGGTCTCTCCAGTGTTCATAACAGTAGGTTACTGCGCTTTTCGCTGACGCCGGTGATATCTCCGCTACTCAGCACGCCCTTCAGTTAATCTTCCCACTCTGCCGACCCGTATACCGAAACTCCGAGCCGAACACCCTCACCCACTGTTGTCTTCAAAGGCTTGTATCAGGCCAGGTGTCGTGATCGGTGGCAATGCCAACTCCCCTTCGACGATGTCACCTGGAAGTCTATCTAAGGTAGCTAGGAACGAGTCCTTCTCACCACGGAGCCGATCCAGCAAGTCGGGTTTCACGATCTCTGCCCCTTCACCAAGCATGGTCACATACAGAGCCATCAGATGCTCGTCACCCACCAACGTGGGACACGCATTGCGATGATTGTGCATGTGAACAAAATTCAGTTGGTTCTGGATGGTAATAGGTTCCCGGCCCATCTTGTGGATGACAATCGTATCGTCATGAATCAATGGGGCCACGACCCTATAGTAAGTGTCACGATCAAACTCACATTCCTCGAATCGCACCAATCTGGCGTTCATAAGCTCAGAATTGAACTTACCTAGTTTGCGGCAAACTATCTGGTTGCCAAACACCACTGCATCGTGGCCAAGCAGAACTTCCAAAGCATCCCCGAGAATTGACTTACCGCTCGACTGCGGCCCCCACAGAAACAAATAGGGCACCCTCAGCCCTTGTATGACATACTTCACCCAACGTTGCATGTACTCCATACCAGTGACACGGTTCCGAATAGCCCAGTCATTGGCAGCAAGAGCGGTGTTCAATTCACCTCCAGCAATGTGACCCAGGATGGTATCCCAGGATGGGTGTCCACTGTCTTCTGGCATACTTGTCTCCGGGTTCAAAATGTAGCACGGCTACGAGCAAAGAGGTAGGAGTGGGGGTTTCATGCTTCCAATTACACCACCGAAGACGCTAGGCGACTCCGACCGGGACTCGAACCCGGACCAAATCATTTCAAGTGATAATCCACTCCAAATCGGCTCGTAAGCCATGTATTGGGACCATGAGCCGAGCCAGTCTTTCGACATACTCCCGACTCACAGCCTTGTGTTTTGACTCCGAACAAATGTCAAACATGGGAACTATGCTACTGGCGCTCTACCTACTGAGCTACCCCACGCTGGGCGTGAGAGGAGGAATCGAACCACCGACATCCAGTTCCTTTGATAACCCATATCCTACGGCTCAAAGTCAAGGAGCACCGAGGGACTCGAACCCTCAACGGTTGACCATCAGTGCTCATGTGCGGGCAAGTTTGCGGTGAACGGGTTTTCATGTGCTCGATAACCGTAAACCAGCGGCCCGCTTGTAACATGCGAGCAAGTTGTTTGCCGAGGTCATGATCTCCTAAAGATAACCCTCAGCTAGCGGCTCGCGTGTACCTCTGTAAACTTGTGCGAACAAGTTGGTTGGCCAAGGGGGAAATCTTAATTGGATAACCCTTGGCTAATCGGCTCGCACGACTCTTCGGTGATCACTTCACGACGCTCTCCTTCAGGTAAGTGTAACGTTTGATGAAGCTCTTCACTTAACTATTCAATTCTACCATACTTTGTTTCGGAAGTCAAGGACCAATTTCAAGATTTCTTTTTGGGGAACTTAGACCCCTCAGTTCTGGGCCTCAACAGTTGGGCCAAAGAACGTTATGACCTTCTCAAATAGCCACCAGAACACGGCTCGCTCCTTACCAGTGTCGGATCATGTCACCCGCGCCAATCGACAGACTCACAACCAGTGCTGCGGAAAGGATCAGAATCACCCAACACCAGATACTCTCTTCCCGGTCACTCATTTCTTGTACCCGTCATCAATCGGATCAAGTTCCTTGCCAATCGGTACTTTCGGGTTCGGCTCAGGATACCAGAAGTGGTGGCCGTCCATCTGGAGAATACGTCTCATGCCCCACCAATAGATGCGCCCCCATGGTGTCTCGTGGTAATCATTCGTCTTGGCTTGGTAACCAAGTGTCTGGTTTTGGTACATAAGGATGCCCCATGTACCTTCAGATCGGGACTTCGGAGCCGTGATCACCAGCGTGAAGCTCCACCCGTCCTCAACGTAAACATCGCTGAGGTTTGTGTTAATCGGGTCGGCGGCAACCGCCTGGGTTGCCAGTACCATGACCAAAAGGATACTTGCGATCAGTTTCATGCTTCACATCCTCTCATTCAGGGTTGGTAGTAAGTAGGGCGTGGGGGAATTGAACCCCCGTTGCCGGGATGAAAGCCCGGTGTCCTAGTCCACTAGACGAACGCCCCTCGGGTCACTCCGGTGTTGTTTTTGCTCCGACAAGTTCCAGATACATCTTGATGTCTTCTTTTGTCTTAAAGCGATAACGGCCATCACTGGCGGCGGCACCCGCAATAATCCGTGCGATACCTTCACAGTGCTTCATGTAGGCGGCTTGCGCAAACTTCAACTTGTCACACTGATAGGTGTCGTCTTTTGGGGTTTGCAATTTCATTAGCCCAGTCTCTCTTCAATTATGCGACGATCCCGTTCTTCGGCGTGTCTTTTCCAATCCTCGGTGGTTATCAATGTTGACAAATGTTGGTTCAGATCAACCGCAATCTGTGCCACATCGATTACCGACAATGGTTCGTCCGAATAGAAATCAAACTCTCTACGAACCGCAGCGGCGCATTTTTGAATGATTTCATCTCGGGTCAGTGTGTTTCGCATTAAGCATCCCTCGTCGGTCATGTTCAAATACAAGGATCACTGAAGTTCTGCCTTTTCAGTCTGTCTTCAATCCTCCTGGAGTCCTGGCCGAATGCCGAGAATACCACGAGTTCCCCTGTATCGTCATTCTTTGCCCAACAGTACGGGGTATGCATGGGCTCACGTTTCTGTGATTCCTCGGCGTAAAGTTCCCGCGCCAGAGCAAACAACTGGTCAAGCTTCTGATTTGTCATTCTTCCGCCAGTTCCTGGAGTCGCTCGACTACCATAGCGATATGCGTCTGGTAGTTGACTCGCTCGTCATCACCCCTGGCAAGCCAGGCATAGATCGTATCACACTGGGGCTCCAACCGCAGTTCATTGAAGACCTCATCCTCAGCGGGGCTGAGATCAACAGGGAAAGCCACGTAATCGGCCCCGCCGTCATCTTCTGGGATCGAAATCTCAACGAAGACTCCAGGGAAGCCATTGACTTCCTGTGGTGTTTGGGTGACCTCACCGTTGTGCATTGTCACAAAATCACGCAATGGGTTACACAATTGAATCATCTTTGGCTCCTTTGCCCATTTGGCTCGGTTCTCTTCGTATAGTTTCTCTCTGGCTTCGCTCGCAGCAACCTTGGCTTCATACTCGTCTTTCGTCATAGTGGCCAATCTGACGAGGGAATCCTTGATTTGTTCGACACTCCATTCCCTAAAGTAGACCATGGAGGAAAGACCCTCCTCAATATAGGGATTGACCCAGAACATGATGTGTCCGGGCTCCCGTCAAACATCAAGACCGTGACCATAACCTCAAGCAACTTCTCGTTTCCTGGCAACTCGGTCCATCGCACCCGCTCGGTTCCGCCATATTGCTCAACAAACTCTTTGAAGAACTCCCACTTGAGTGGGTCAGGATCAATACACGTAACCACAGGGGCACTCCTTCTTACGAACATGGACCTTTACGCCACATTCTGGACAGGTCTTCTGTGGAGATGCGCGTTTCTTCTTCTTTGTCGTTTTCGGTTTCTTCTTGGCTGTCTTCTTCTTTGTCTTTTTGCGACCAACGGTGGCGCGCTTGGCTTCCATCGGCTCGCCGTGTTCCAGGAAGTAGGTCAGATTGTTACAAACCTTCGCAACATCGGGATACTTCTTGAGCAACTTGCGCAGGAGATCACATTCCCCGGTCTCTTCCAACAGGTAGGACCCGTCTTCGACAAACACGTCTGCCATGTAAAGCAGAACCGTGATCTCGCTGTCAGTCAGATTCATTCCCATCAGAGTCTCCGATTATACGATCTGCAATAGACAATAAGTCATTCCAAGCCTGGTCTGAATACTGAACAACTTTCATCCATGGCCCCTGGGAACCATTTCGCACCACGTCCACTCCATCAGCATCTTTTCCCGTCCAAGTCGGTTGTTCTTTCGGTAAATTCTGTGCCACGCTGCCCAAGCTTCTCCGCAGTATCATTGAACCGTTCAGCCAGGTCGATAAGCTGCCCTGCAAGCTCGCGGGCCGTGGTCTCAATCTCCTGGAGTCGTTCTTCCAGTAGCTCTTCAGTGTAATTGCTCATCAGATCGCTCCTAAAAAGGTGAGAACGTACAGGACTACATAGGTGCCAAAGACGGACCCAAGGAAGATCGTCACCGATTGGGTCTCATCAGTCATTTATCGGACCTCACAGGAAGTAGCTTCCAGTACCCGATCACAACGATGCAGATGATATTCATGACATAATTGACCATCATCCAGTCAACAAACCCGAACTTCATCAGCACACTGGCAATGTAACACACCTCTCCGAGCAACCACATGACCAGATAGGGGCTGCTCAGTCCGTCTGCATTCTTGTCCTGGTAGCACTTGTATGCTTGCGGGACGGCACAGAATGCAAAGAACAGCGATCCAATCCAACCTATGGTGTCCGGTGTCATGCCACTTCCGATCTCACGGCAACATCATCGTAGTTGAAAACGTAACCGAACCACATCTGCCAGACAGCAAACCGCTCAACATTGGCATCCATGGACCCAGCATGATAGCGGCTGCGGTACGTGAGCGGCAGCAATTACTTCAAACGCCATTTGATTGCCTGCCAACTCCACTGGCTGGGCCATCCGCGTGACAGATTGTAATAAAGGTAGCGATTCAATTTCATCTTCGTTCTCCTTGTTACTGGTGTTTCGGTCCAGGGTGGTCTCACTCCCGAAGGAATCCCCACTCACGTCGCCTGGGACAACGCCGCTTAACCGTTGGCGTTTGGCACGGACTGGCTCTGGCGGTGTGTTACGAGTCCCGCACTCACCGTTCCCGTACTAGGGACGCCCTGCGGTAGGGTCTTACTTCCGCTGTACCTCCACAATTCGTGCTTGTAGTACCTCGTTGACTCGTGCCTTCAGGAATTCCATAACGCTTGGTGCCACCACCGTGAACTCGTCAATCGCGGTGTCGAGCAGCATATCATCTGGACCCTCAACCTCATCATCGGTATTCAAGGCCAGGATAAGGAATGTCTCTGGGCCATCCACGCAGGTGACTACCCAGTAATCGTCATCCCAAAGCACTACGTTCCCGCGTTGTGCCTTTTCCTCACCGGTGGGGAAATAGATCACATCATAGCCACTTTGGTCGAATTGAATCTCGGTAGGTGGGGCCATTGGTTTCCCAAGCGGTTTTTGCTCCTGTGGCAGTTCAGGATCGATGTCGTTCTCGACCCCGGCCACGTCTTCGACAGCTTGCACCATGTCACAGAAACCAAGGTCTCCGGTATCGTTCCGATGCAAAATATCCCAAACCTCAATCAATTGTGTGAGTTTCACGGCGTCTCCTTAGCGAGTGATTTCGATGATGGTACTGACGGGTGATACTAGCGTCTGCCCCTGGGCCAGTTTCACACCTTCCTCATCCCAGCCGTCCGCACGGGTCGGCGCGATAATAAGGGCATCAACTGGAAGCGACTTCAGGCTGCTATGGCAGTCCGACGACCGAACAAAGATGTGACTATTGTCAACATGTAGATCGAGTGTGGCACAATACTCAACCCACTGACGGGTTGGTAGGAGCACCATGATGCATTGTGTCCCGCTTTCTTGCTCGGCATACGCATGTGCTATGGCCCGTCGAATTGTTGCCTCGACACAAGCAACCCCCAACGCTGACTCAATGTTGAACTGCATACTCAATCTCCCATGTTCCAATGTGTTACAGAAAGAACCAATTGCCACCCTTCTGGGTCCCCTTTACCTGAGTGTGAAACGCCTCATCGTCACAACGACTTTCGCACAGTCAGTTAAGGTCAAGGCACACCTACCCAAAATTCCCTTGATCAGCCCAACCGGCGTCCCGGCAGGCGAGTGGACTTGGTTCTCTCATCTCCTTTGTATTGGGAGTCGTACCAGATCGGATGAACCGCTGTATTTGCCAGAGACAAATACTGGGTGAGGCCAGATCCTTCTCTCCCGCCTTGGGGCAATTCCATTTGAGACCAGAACGCAACACACGCCCCCGTGGTATTCGACTCTGACTTCGTAAAAGTCCGTGTTACCACACTGCCGTATGTGTCTTTCTATCGACTGGACAGCAGGTTTCCAGAAGAGTTCGTCAATATATGCATGTGGGGTCGTTCGGTGATCGAAAGCCGTAGACACGGTATGGGGTTTTGGGTTTGGCCTATCCAGCTTCTTGAACCCATTAGCAAGCCACCGGGCTTACAACTCGGCTTCCTTCGCATCCATGTCAATTTGCCAGCACTCGCGTAGCCTACGGGGCTTAACTGGTCTGCTGGGCTTTGCCAACACGGATGTCGGAAACACCAGCGTTGCACCTACAACACTCAGAAAGTTACGTCGTCTCACGATCATCTCCTATGTAAGGTGGCAACACTGGTCGGACTCGAACCACACGCACCCGGTTCCTCACAGTCCACAGACCATCTAACCGGCGCTCTACCAACTGAGCTACAGTGTGCCATATTCTTTCTCCCACGCTTCATCTTCTGCTTTCATTCGTTCCAAAAGCGTGTCCATTTGATTCCTTCTGTGCCAATCAATCACGATAAGGTCCGTCAGATCGTGGATGTACTGTTCTCGTTCCGCCTCCATGGCCACCAGCGATTCCTGCTCGGTCTTAACGACTTCGGAGGGTGCTCGGTCCACAAAGTTCTTGTTCTCCAGCTTCTTACGCTTGCCTGGGATGTGTTTGTCGAGTTTCTGAACCTGCGTGATCTTGGCTCTGGCCGTGGTTTCCAATACCGCTATGTTCGTCAGATAGACGATAACGGTGTCCCCGCTTGGGGTGACTTCCGTATCTACGAGTACCGGAAGGTGTGTCACGCATAATGGTTTCTCGACTCCCCGCAGTAGGATCGCTTCACGACGTGTCTCAAAGCTCAAGGTATTCGTCAGATCGACACCATCTATGACGAATATGGACTCTTCAGTATTCATAAACAAGGTACCTATGGGAATCGGACCCACGTCGCCCTTCACGGGACTCTACCATTGAGCTATAGTACCTAAGTAGCGGGTCAGGGATTTGAACCCCAGACCCCCAGATTATGAGTCTGGCGAGCTAACCGGACTGCTCCAACCCGCACCATTTCGGGAGGGCCCTGGATGCACAGGACCCTCCCGTCCGCGACAGCCTGTTACTTCCCTATGTCATCTCCGAGATGAAGCAAGGGCAACGGATTCGTTGAGTTTCCATCCATGAAATACATCTTGGACGCCGGGTCCTTGGAGATCGCTTGCAGAGCCTCCAGAGCCTGCAACTTGATGTACGCCGGATTCCCAGCAATAGCCTTGTTGATCGCTTGAATGGCATAAGCATCGGCGTCAGCAAGCACCTTGATCTGCTCGGCACGCTCCTCCGCAGCCGCGCGTTCGGCTTGAGCTTGGGCCTTCTTCTGTTCCTGCTCGGTCTTGAATCGAGCAAGCTCGGCCTTCTCTTCCTCGCCCTGCTGTTCGCGGACCTTCTTGTTCTTGATCGCGTCCAGAATATGACCCGGCAGCACGATATTGCGTAGCAACACTGCCTTCACGGTTGCATACTTGCCAACCTTGATCTGAAGCTGTGACGTGAGATCGGCTTGCATTGTCTCTTGGATGTTGTCCAGGAACAAATCTTCGCATCGACTGACCGATTTACCCACGGATCGAACCAATGATCGCAGATTCGGTACCAACTTCACTTCTCGAACGGCATCACCGTTGCCCACATCACTGCGGGCCGCCGGACACGAGGCATCGGTAAGCTCGAAGATCACTGTCAAATCGATTTTGGAGGTTTGTTGGTCTGCCGTTGGTACCGGAACACCGCTGAGATCAAGTTTTTGCTCTCTGACATTGTACGCGGTCCAATTGTAGAACGGATTCACCGGAAAGTGCAGCCCCTCGGAATAGGACTCTTCTTGCACGTTACCGAATAGGGTGGCAACCCCGACCTCACCGGCATCGACGACCTTGTAGCTCATCACAGCAAAGATGAGTACCGTCAGTACAGCAATACCAGACAACACGATGGTAGCGACCTTCTTTACAGAAGGACCGCTCTGCTTGGTGTACGTCATTGCGTACCTCCTCAAGTAAGAGTAGAAAAGTGGTAAACTCCTTCAAATATACCACGTTTCATTTCAATTTCAAGCCAAATCCTTACGGATACCAGATTTTTCCGTCGAACAGATTCTCAACGCCCCCGATATTCCCGTCAAACAGGACATAGCTCACTCCAGCCGCATCAAAGATGCGGAGCCCGATCTCGATTTCTTCTTTCCATCGCTTCGGTGTCTGCTCGATAGCCTGATAATGGGCCACCACATGATCAATCCCACTCAGGACAATGGCTCTGGCGCAGTCTGAACAGGCAGCCCACGGAGCAAACATAACACTCCCATCAAGGGCCACCCCACATCTGGCGGCAGTGTACACGGCATCTCGCTCGGCGTGCTCTATGAGTTTGTACTTGTAGGGTCGCTCAAGGTTGGCCTTATCGAAGCACAGGCTTCTGGCTGGCATGTGATTCACGCCAGAAACCAGTACCTCACCTTTACGGACAACAACAGCACCAACTTCAGTGCTGGGGTCGTCGCTCTTCTTATGTGCAAGATTGTATGCGAGTCGTAGAAACTCGGTGGCATCAGGAATTCCAGTCTGTACCGGAATATGCCAATCGCCGAGTTCAAAATTGCCGATTGTTCTCAACATGTAAATACCTGTGCTTGAAAAAGAAGACCAGAGTCACCGCCATGATGACTCTGGTCCGATCCATTCTCACACTGCGCGACCGCCGGTAGCATCCTCAGCTACTTCGGTGCCACCTTCGTCCTTGGGATCAAGGAACTTCTTGACCTGCGCCACCAGTTGCTCTTGGGGGAGACCGACATCAATCGGTGTCGAGCAGGGGACGGCGACCGGAACGTGCCAGGAGAATTTCTTCTGGATGTACCGGACTTTCAAGGTCATGGGGGACATGGGACGCGGTTCAACAATACGGCCTAGCTCAGCCTGTTGGGCTGCTTGTTCCTTCGTAACGGCCATGAAGTTCAGAATCGTCTTTGATTCTGTTTGCGCCGACTTTGAGCCACAGAAGAACTCAAAGAGGGTATTGGATGCCGCCTCATAGATAAGGAACGACAGACCACACTGGCAAGATGTATTCTTGCCTTCAGCATCCGCACGAATCCGTTCAAACTCGGCCTCACCGGGGACGTACCGCGAGATGATGTTATCTCGATCCGACATGTCCAGTGCTTTCGCACGCACGGCCAGTACCAGAACATCGATTTCCGTACCATGATCGGCAACTTCCTTACCGCTGATCACTCCGTAATGACCAGGTGCGATCTTTCCTTGGTCAATGTACGTGCCCTTGGTGAAAAGTTGCATTCGGGGCAGGTACGAGTTCACCGACGCAAAGGACTCGATAACATCCAGTCCAAGGTTGGTGCTTGCGGGGAGAAGATCCCCAAGGTTGGCCACAGTGGCCAGGGCTTGCTCATCGCTCATAGCAAATACCTCACTAAAAAGAGGGTCAGAGGGTTACTCGGATCACATTGTATGATCCACAACCTCTATGGTAATATGACCGGATGGTGTTTGTCAAGTGTCATAATCGGATTTCTTCTTTTTTCTTTCAGCGATGAGTGCGGCTCGGCGAGCTTGGAGGCGGTCTTGAATACGTTGCTCCTGGTTCTGATGGTATTTGTGTAAAAGGGCCACCGAATCGGGGTCCATGTGCAGAACCCAACTAAGAGCCATACGCCACCCGTCAATAGGGGTACGACATTTCGCTTGAGGCATCACCCGAGTTGCTGCTTCCATACTAAGCCGCTCGGCCTCGATCTCTTTCAACGGACGCAGGTGGGGGTATGGTGTGTACCGCGTGGAATAGAAAACTTCCATTTTCCCCTGACGCACGGCATCATTGAAGGCTTTGATGCGCTCCTTTGCCATGGCTGCGAATTCTGAGATAGACATGGTTTCTGCCTGTTCCGCATAATCACGCTGAAACGATGAATGCATCTTGGACAGCCAATACGCATTACTTGCTCCAATCTCTCCGCGTTCGACTTTTTTCTGGAGCGGCACAGACAGGTTCAATAGCCCAAGTGTGTTTTTCACCCACACAGAGGACTTGTGAATCATACACGCTAGGTCTACCAATCGAAGACTTGTGTCGAATTCCATAATCTTGAGAAGCTGACGGGCATACTCAATCTGGGTGGTTTCTGGGCGAATTGCGTTGGCTTGAATTTGAAGCGACAATAGAAGACGGTCAGAGATGTCTTTGACGATACACGGAGCCCGGGGGATATCAAGATCACGGCAGCAATTCAACCGGTACAAACCATCGACGACTTCATACATGTCTGGACCACGTTGTGGGGCGGGTCGCACACACAAGCTATTGATGAATCCATGTTCCTTTAGCGAGTCACGCAGTTCCAAATACTCAACAATCTGACGATTCACCACACGGAGTACCATCGGTGGCTCGTGTATTTTTTCTATCGGTATAACCTGTACGACTGGAATATCCGGCATAGTTTACCTATCTTACCTGGTGACTTTTGGTAGTGAAAAGTCACCTGAGATTGGTGAAAAGTCACCTCAGTCTCGAATCTCAATGCTGGTGACTTTCAAAACCTGCAAAATGTGATACATCTTATTATACGGTAGATGTTGCCGTGATCTTCGACAAAACCCGAAAGTTTCTCAGAATTCTCAAAATAGTGCCGGACTTTTGTCAGCCAGGTGACTTTTGGTAGTGAAAAGTCACCTGGGATTTTCGAGGTGGGGTGACTTTTCACTACCAAAAGTCACCTCACTAATCGACGTAAGTTCTTTTCAGTATGTGGTTTATGAAAATGGGGTTCAAAAGACACAGGGTTTTAGCTGTTTTCGGTCCATCAAGAGAAACAACAAAAGTTTGAAATCATAAAGCAACCTCCCTTACCCTGGGGTAAATATCAAACCATTTCGCACCACTTGTATCTTTTGCCCCAAAGTCACCTCACTCGGATATTTGAAGTGAGGTGACTTTCAACCGGCCGCCACCACACAGTTTGACCATTGCAGCTTTCTTAACACAAAGCCTCTTGACACAGGGGGTTCGGGCGTATTATGATGGAATGATCGCGGCTTCCTTATTCGGATTTTCGGCAAATTCAGACTTTCGTCAAAGATTCGCCGATCAAGTACCGTATTGTAGGGTAGAGCCAAATGGAGGACAACACTGTATGTCAGCAAATAGCCTGCCAACCGTAACTGAAGCACTCAAGTATTTTCTTACCCATAATTCCCCCAACTCCCCAGAACTGGGCGCGTTATACCACGCTGGTATGGAAGCCCAGATCAATGTGATGAAGTTGAACGGCGAGCCAGTAGAGGGTCGCCGGAACACCTACGAAGATGGCGAGACTCGTTGGTGGAACATCCGTATCCCAAAAGGGGCAGATAAGATCCCCGAATGGAAGGACTACCCACTATCTTTCTCGCTCTCCAAATATGCACATGCTGTCGGCATGTCTGGTTGGAACTGGCGAGATCGTCAGAGCGAGTTTGTCGGATACGATTTTGATTCCATTGTGGGTCATGCCCCTGGGGTGGGAATCAAACCCGAAGAGTTGAAGGCTGTTGAACAAGCAGTTGCTGACATTCCCTGGATTGAGACACGCCGTAGTACCGGTGGAAACGGACTTCATCTGTACATCCATTTCAAGAATCCTCCTCGTACAGAAACTCATACAGAACATGCTGCACTTGGGCGGGCGATGCTTGGCGTTATGGCTAAAGAGGCAGCCTTCGATCTGGCTTCCAGTATGGATGTCTGTGGCAATATCATCTGGTGTTTCCGGCGTGACATTTTGGATGGTAAGAGTAACGGTTTGAAGCTTATCACACCAGCTACGGAGAAGTTTGACAAGATACCGATCAACTGGCGTGATAATATCGATGTTGTCTCCAGACGAAAACGACATATCCGAGTTCTAGGTTTGACAGGGTCATCCAAGGACGAGACTGGGAAATTCGAGAAGCTGGCAAAGGCTCGAAAGAATGTCCCACTTGATGACGCCCACAAAGCCTTGATGGAAGAACTGGAAGATTCTGGGTTTTCAACAATCTGGGTCGCGGACCATTGGCTGCTTCAAACGCATACCATTGCGATCAAAGAGGTTTATGAGAAGCACGCAAACGAAGGTCGCAAACTGAAGGGCTTCTTTGAAACCCTGTCTGGTGGTGGTGACCCATCAAAACCAAACTGCTTTATGTTTCCATTAAAGCAAGGCGGCTGGCGTGTTTTTCGGTTTGGTGTTGGTGCTGTTGAATCCCCCACATGGGACCAATCCCCTGAAGGTTGGACACAGTGTTACTTCAACCAAGCACCCTCATTATCTGATGCAGCAGTGGCTTTAGGCGGTCTGGAAGATGGTGACAAGCCGGGTACGTATATCTTCAACACGGGTGCTGATGCCTTAGCAGCCGTTGAAGCCATGGGTAAAACGGTTGACGTACCTGATACATTCAAGACCCGACAGACATCACTCACACTGACCAAAGATGATCGCTTGCATATTAAGATCGCCAAGGAAAAGGATGATGACGAAGCTGGAATCAAAGCTCCTGGTTGGTTAGCGAAGAAAGGTCACTGGACACGCCTAGAGAATGTAACAAACTCGGCTGAAAAAACACAAACCACTTTGTACGAGCATGATCATACAATGCGGTTCCTGTGCCGTGAAAAGGAAGAAATTGGGTGGGCGACAATAGTCAACGATGAATGGAAGAACTTGAAAAAGGACAATGTTCGCAACTACATTCGAGCTTTGGGTTACAGTGGAACAGAAACAGAAAACTTGTTGGGCGATGCAGTTCACAATGCGTGGGAATTGACCATGACACCATTTGGTGCTGAAGAACCCGGCGGACGCCTATGGAATCGTGATGCGCCACAATGGGTATACCAACCGGCTGATATTCCGTTGGATGAAGAACCGCATCACCCACATTGGGACAGTGTTCTGGAACATTCAGGACATGAATTAGATCAAGCTCTTGGGAAAAACCCATGGGCAATGAAGAATGGGGTATTCCGTGGTGGCGATTACCTTCGGTTGTGGATCGCCAGTGCATTGCGTGAACCCCTGAATCATTTACCCTACCTATTCCTCTGGGGACCACAGAACAGTGGTAAATCTATTCTTGGTGATGCCATCGAATTGTTGGTGACAAAAAACGCTGTAATGACGGCCAACCAAGCAGCCCTGAGTTCGGGTGGGTTCAATAGCGAGTTGGCGACAACCATCTTTGCCCGACTTGAGGAAGTCAACCTGCGGGAAGCAGGTGAGCGGACATACAATCGCATCAAAGACTGGATAACCTCAGATACATTCTTGGTCCACAAAAAGGGCTTGGAACCCTATTTGGTACCCAACTATCTGAAGTTCATTCACACTGCGAACAAGCAGGGGCATTCTCCAATCTTTCCAGGTGACAGTCGTATTACATCGATCTATGTCCCCGCCCTCCCGGTTGATAAACATGGTGAACCTACCGAGATTCCCAAACCCATGTTGAAAGATCTGCTCAGGGCCGAAGCACCACATTTCATGACAACATTGATTCGCACGGTCCTCCCAGAGATGACCACCAGAATGCGTATCCCGGTAGTCATGACGGAAAGCAAAGAGATGTTGGCAAGGACATCCATGAACCCATTAGAAGAGTTCATGGCAGAAAAGTGTTTTGAATTCCCCGGACAACGTATCGTCCTAGAGGACTTCTACAACACATTCCAGGCAACACTGTCCGCCACTGACAAGGCTACTTGGACACTGAAGAGAGTACGTGCTGAGATTACACAACCCTACGTTGTAGGCTGGGGTCATTCACGTAACGTGAGTATCGGAAACATGTCTTTTAGCCCACCGCCAAAGGGTTTGGACATAAGAACCACCCCGAGATGTTTTTTGGATGATGGTTACCTCCGGGTCACCAAAACTGAGTAAGGAGAACCAGGATGGTTGAGGTTGAAGTTTATCGTTGTTACGGATATGCAAGTCGCTCTGTATTGGTTGCCGAACATGTGGAAACCGTGGTTGAGGATGATTTCCCCGACAACGAGGACATATTCGCCGATCAACATGATGGTGACTTAATTGCGTACCCGGAGTAACAATGGCGCATTTCATTCCAGTAGATAATCAGATGCAACATGGTATTGTGACACCTTTGTCCCTCACCGATTTGCAAACGTATGTCAATGGGTTCGTGAAATTCATCAACTTGCAGGGTGGAGATTGTATGGCAGTCCACGAAGACAGCGATGAATTTGGAGAAGTGAATCAAACGGCGACCATGTTGTCAGGGCGGACAATCTGTGGTCATGCTGTGCTATTTCATTCAGGAGAACTGGAATGACTTGGGGACCAAACCATCGCCGACCCGAACTGTCGAACGAGATCGAACCCTCTGATGTTGCTCGGCCCGCCAGGAATAAGAAGAAGATCAAGAAGCGGTTCGGTGTAGAGTGGTTGGGTCCAAGGCTTCACTTTAATGTCAACGGGAAGGCTACCACCCTCACATGGAGTTGGGTGCTTTGGAAATGGTACGCGACGGAGAAACAACGAGACAACGCTTTGGTTGGTCTCATCAAGAGTGTGTGTAATGTTTACAAGAATCGGCCGGACGGGGAAAGCCCCTTTCCTCAACCGCCCGATCATGACGGACCCCGATATCGAAAGGTTGACAGATGATACTTGTTGGATTTGGTCACGCGAAGCGAGTTGGCAAGGACACTATTGCAGAGATGCTCAAGACCCACTTGAGGAAGTATCGCCCGGATTGGGACATGCGTACTGTGGGCTTTGCAGACAAACTCAAAGAGATCGCCCACGACCTGTATGGTTGGGCAGGGCTCAAGGACAAGGACTTCTACAATACACCGGAGGGTGCAGCACTGCGAGAAGTCGTCCTACCAGCTATCGGCAAGTCCCCACGTAAGGTGTGGATCGATCTGGGCACCCCCGCGATTCGGGAACAGGTCTACGATGGCACATGGGTCGATTATGCTCTGCGCCCCGTGGTTGAGCCTGATGTGCTGATCATCCCCGATGTTCGGTTCCCGAATGAAGCAACCCGGATTGCTGATCTGGGTGGATTGAGCATCCTTGTGGAGCGACCAGGCTTCTACCCCGGAAACGATGTCGCCGATCAGGCCCTTGCCAAGTATTTGGGTTGGGACGCCAGGGTTCTCAATGATGGAACCTTGGAAGAACTTGACCACCAAGCCGAAGTCATTGCTCACCACATCATTACGAGTTTACGCACTGAACCGTCTCCCTATACGCTGCAAGAATGTTTGGGTATGGCGCGGGATGAGTTGCAAATCGCTAATGGCAACTGGGGCCAAGCTGTCAGAGCACTAGCTTGTATGGGGTAAGTCATGTTTGAAACTGTACTTATACTGAAACCTTGGCGGTGCTTCAAAGGCACCGAGATGATCAATTTCCGCCATGGGGTGAATCTGATTGTCGGCGACCAAGGATCTGGCAAGTCGTCTCTGTACCAGGGTATCTGTGTGCATGGTATGAAGAAGCCCAAGAGCATACAATTACCACGGAAGGAAGAGGTCCCATTCATTCTGGACTACCGGGACGAGCCGCTACCAGTGTTTGCTTTCGATTTCGAGAAGGACAACTATCGTACCAAAGCACGGTTCGATGACGACATTGCTTTTCATGTCGGGACTTTTTGGAAAAGCCATGGCGAGATGGTGCTTGCAATGATTGCAGACGTTGAAGGGATCGACAAGCCAGCCATCGTCATAATGGATGAACCGGACATGGCATTGAGCATCCGGTCATGCCGCCGACTGGTGCGTGCCTTCCAGCACATTGAAGACCTGGGCGGGCAAGTCATCGCAACCGCGCACAACCCCGTGCTGATTGAAGGCTTCGAGACGGTCTATTCATTGGAGCACGGGGAATGGATGACCGGCAAAGATTTTATCAAAACACAGATTGATGAGAATTAAGGTATCTGTTTGTGCCCCACAAAGACCCCATAAAGCGACAAGCATACCAGAAGCGGTATTTCCGTAAATGGTATAAACGTAACCACCAATCAGAATTGGAACGAGCCCGGCAGAGAAAACAAAAATCAACGGTTAAAGTTCGTCAGTATATCGTTGATTACTTGTCTACACATCCATGTATTGATTGCGGTGAGACAGACATAATTGTTTTGGAGTTTGATCATGTGAGGGGTAAGAAAAAAGCTGATGTGGCAAGTATGATTGCGACTTACACGCTTGCCACTGTCAAAAAAGAGATCGCCAAATGTGATGTTCGATGTGCAAATTGCCATAGACGACGACATGGTGGCGCAGTTTGGAAGACTACATGTTGTTAGGCCACATGACAGTGACAGCTTCAACCATCATCCAACGTGGGGATCGAACGGTCTTCCAGGTCAATGAAGCATGGCTGGATGAATGGCCAATCAAGAATTTTTTCGGCGGCTACCACCCGGTGCCGCCAGGTTGCTCTGTTACCAAAACAGTAGACGGAACCCTATTTCGAGGAGAGATAGACGATGGCGACCCAAGCTGACTCGAATCAAGCACGCCGGTTGATCGCCGGGGCACTCGGTGACTTCTTGACCCATTTGACGAAGTTGCAAGACCCCCTCATTATAGGGGGTCAATACAATGCAACCAAGCTTCTCACGATCTACCATGATTGGTGCCGGACACGGGGATTTGATCCCACAGACCCCAATCCCACAGCCTGGTTGCAATTGTGCTCCGGTGGGTACATGAAAGCGACCACAGGGAGCCCAGAGAAGCCGCTGGAGGGCCTTCAAGGGCCGGGACGTAAAGCAACACCTAAGAAGCAACGACCCCCTAAACGGCCTCCTACGAGCTTGGATGCCGGGAACGATGTGGATCTGGGCCATGGCTACAACGACAAGCCAAAAGGCCACAAGAAGGCTGATTGGGAAGACGAGGGAGAAGATTGGAAAGAAGGAGACAGCGATGGCGAAGATTAACCTACACTCGGCCATCTCCCACCTGATGGGGAATCTGATGTGTGCTATTGACGTGGAAACCACGGGGCGCAGGTTTGGCCACCACGAGATAATTCAGATTGGGGTACAACCTCTGGACAATGATTTTCAGGTCATTCCAGAGATTCTCCCGTTCTACACAGAGGTTGCTCCAGACTATCCGTTGCGGGCCGAGCGGGAGGCCACCAAGATCCATGGCCTAGACCTGGCTCACATCTGCCAGTATGCACCTGATCAATTCAAAGCCGCCGATATGTTTGAGGAATGGTTCCAACGACTGGAGCTACCACTTAACAAACGGATTGTGCCGTTGGCACACAACTGGGCCTTCGAGAGAAGCTTCTTGATGGCATGGCTGGGTATTGATGCCTGTGAAGACATGTTCCATGTCCATCCCAGGGATTCAATGCAACTGGCGATCTCGATCAATGATCGGTATGTCTTCCAGTGTCAGAAACGACCCTGGGCCTCAGTGAGTCTCAAGTCGTTATGTGAGCATCTTGGTGTGATAAACGAACGGCCACATGATGCTCTATGTGACGCTCGTGCGGAAGCTCAGATCTATCGCAAACTGTTATTCTATCCCCTGGTCTGAATAACACTTCATGCACTGCCCCTCAGTGATTTGCACCAACTTCCCTGATTTGTTGCAATGTAACAGCAGCGATATACAGCCACAACTCTGTTTGTGACCCTCTTTGAAAACACGATGCTCGCATGTCTTGAATTTGGGTAGGAATACCCAAGCATCCGAGCTTCTCAGGTTGGTGGTTTTGCGAGTAAAGCCATCCGGTACGGGCGGTGGTTCCCATCCCTTCTTTGGATAGATCAGCGAGCCGTCCCGCATGATACGTGGTCGTGAGATTGTCATGGCTGTCACTTCTGTGTGAGGCTTTGGCTTCTGCTTTGGCTTCTGCTTTGGCTTCCGTTTGGGCTTCGGCTTCGGCGGCTTCTTCAATAGCTTCCTTGCTTCAGCAAGTCGTTGCAGTTGGCGTTTTTGTCGGGGTCCACTTTTCATTATCCACAACTCCCTGGTGGCGGATATACGTTCCCATCGTCATCATACGGACAATGGGCTACGATGCCACACCATTCATAATATCCCCAGGTGTATTCTTCGACACCCCAGCCACCTTGGCTACATCCACTACCTGGCCCACCAAAATAGTTCTGATGGTAATCATATTCATGTTCCCAGGTCATGACCCCACCTAGATAGATTGCCTGGTGCTTGTACTTGTGATAATCATCGGCACCCCAAACAAACGGACCACTACTAAGCACCCTACCATTATAGGCATATCGTGTACTCGTTGAATCATGCCAACCCTCCACGGTGTGGCTGGCATAATTTTGGATGTAGTGATCCGTTTCGTAACCTCGCTTCCAGCCATAACTAAGACACTGAGCAGCGTGTGGTTCCCAACAATAATCATCATCGGTTCCGATATGTTCGAGCCACTCTTCTGAAGTTTGTGGCCCTGAACCCTTGCAGTAACTGGGACTGGAATACCATCTCTCATTATCCCACCGAACAAGATCAGGGGTCCAGTCCCCACCAGGGTTTTCTCCTAAATCTTTGTCCGGGATAGAGCCGTTAAGTTGCACAAAGCCTGGAAGCCCCGGCCAACTTGACCTCTGGGTGTCATTTTCTGACGTGGCTCTCTCAATCGTAGCCCAGGCTTCGTCGGCTTCCTCTTCGTGCCGATCATACTCGTCATAAATCTGTTCTTTGTTATCTTCGAGTTCTTCGATGTCTTCTTCCTGATCACTGATGAGGTCATCCATGTTGTCACAGGCACCTTGACGACTGGGGTCTTCTTGAGCTTCGGCACAAATCTCATCCTTCATATCACGAAGGTCTTCGAGAACCTCTTCGGCGCGTTCTAGCTCCTCATCGACTTGATCCTTTGCCATTTGCCAGACTTGTTGCATCGTGCGATGCAAGTCCCACTTTTCTTCGGCTTCCCGGCATTCGGTATATGTCGCATACATATCCTGCCGCAATGCCGTTCGGGCATCATTCTGACCGTCGATGTCAGCCCCATTGATGTATGTATTGGTCCAAGTAGTAACGGTGGTATGGAGCATGATTTTTGTGGTCGATACACGAGATACATCATTTATGTCGGTGGTGTAACCAATCTGTGGCTCGGATGGAACAAAATGCCCAATGGTGGTATATGATGGGTCGGGTGCTATCTTGCCGCCACCAATACAATGTCGGATAGCTTCGGGACAATCCCAACAACAGTTGCACCAACCGTCTTCAATAGCCTCCTCGATTTCATTCAGAACTGTAGCCAACCACAACTGCCCTGGATCAGGGATATCTTCGAGTTCAGTCCAAGTGTCTTCATTTTCGTCACAGACTTCCTCCAGCTTGTCTTGAACTTCTTCGATGTCTTTCTTGGACCAAATATGTGGCTTCTCTGGACACTCTAACAGTTCCAAGGTGGGGCAGGCGAATTCGTCACCACCCTCTTCACCGCCCCCGCCTTCACCGCCACCCTCTGGTTCTGTGGGTTCGCCACCACCGCTTTCAATAAGGTCATTGACTCGGTTAATGATGTCACACCAATCCGCATGGGTAAACAGATCATCCTCGGCCCATCGGTCGTCACCTTCTTGTCTAGGCATGGTTATTCCTCCTCTGCCACGGGCGGGGGCATCTGTGGCAGGCCGTCACTGAGAATCTTGTAGACAACCGCCGTTGAGAAGTCAGTCAAGGCTGTCCGCTGAACACGCACACCGAACTGGCGCAGTCTTTTCTGCACCGTGCGGGTTAGTTGCGTTTCCACCTTATCAGCGATGTTAGATAACAGGTCGTCGAGAGTCCATTTAGTCACTGCTTCGACTATCGCGGCTTGTGTGATGTCATAGACCGTCGCATCTATGTCAAAGTTCCGCTTGCCGATAGCTCGCACTACGTCGTTAATGGTGTACACGACAAGTGCGCCAACGACGACCTGTTGTTTGTCTTTTGTCATCAAGGCTTGTGTTTTGAGATTGAGCGTCTGTCGAGCGATAGGGATCACCTCAAACTCTGTTGAAAAAGGCCAGTACCAATGAAACCCAGGGCACATTTCCTTGGCTGTCTTACCCCACGGCCATTTTACACCGCCATGAGTCGCCCGCACGATAATCGGGCGCGGTATGAAGCTGAGCAACGAGGAGATAATGTCATTGATCCAGTTGAGAAATTCCATCATTCTTCTCCTGCTTGCAAGTAACAGGTTCCGCAACCCCACAGTTCACCTTCGTCATCATACTGGAAATCGAATTGCTTGGTGGGTTTTTCCTCATCGTCTTCTTCTCCACCAACATAAGCTTCGTCGGAAATAACCAGTTGTAGCTCGCGGTCTTGAACATCCTTCTCGGCCGGTAACAACCGGAACACGTCTTCAAGTGAAGCCCAGTTTTCTTCACCATCCTTCTCAGTTGTCCTGATCCTCGTATTTTCTATATACAAGGTAGTAGGTTCTGTTGTTTCTATCGTCGGAATTTCAGGATCAGGAATTTGAACCCGCCCTGACATCCGTGTGTTTACCACTGGTTTAGATTGGAATTCAGGATACACCGGCCTGAATTTCCCCACAGGTTGTGGCGACCATTTCTGTCCCAAAGTTTTCCAATCTGAGGGACTTCGGTCACCATAGTCTCCATGTGATGAGAGTCCGATAGCTGGGCCACCAACATACACTACACCCTCGCCTATGAGTGACTCATAATAACCGACAGGGAGGTCACCAGTGGCTTGAGCACCTGGACCGTCTCCACCGGCCAGACCCAAATCAATTTCTCTACTGGTCGGGAAGACCCATTCTGGATTGACATTAGCTGGCCAGGCAAAATCGTATGCTTCCATTTCACCTGATTTCACGGGCAGCCAGCAATTCAAAGACATGCTTTGGTCCGAGGTTTCTAGGTCAGCGACTTCAACAGTGGCTTTGATATCGCCGTTAGCGATATAGGGCGACTGAAAGCTCAGTGTCACAGCATCAAAGGCTTCCAGGTTCATCTTGTTGAGAAATGTCTTGAATGACAAACGTTTCCATGTATTTGATTTCCTGATCAACCAGAAGGTGGCAATCTTGTAAATGGTATCTGGATGGTGATAGATGTAGTATTCATACTCCTCCTCCTGAATCCCATACTTCCGGATATTGTGACGTAGGATGAGTTTGTTGAGTTCTGGCTGGGCATAACTAAGTCGCCAAGTCGCCGTGTATTTTGTCACCAGATTTTCTGTAGACGTGAGTTCCATTGAAATGGTATTGGTTTCAATGTCCTGCTCAGTGATGGTGTCCACAGCAGTGGGTTCTTCAGCAAGGTATCGTATATAGAAGACCCCATCAATCAATCGAAGACTGCACCGAGCTTGAAAAGCAATTTCATTGAGAACTGAGACCAGATTCTTTCGTTCTAACAGCGCAAAGTTGGCGGGGAAGATATCTAGTTTTTCACCAACCTCAGCAAAACTCACAGGATCGTAGGTCATATCCGAGTACACATCAATGAGGTATATCAGAATGTCACAGATATTGGGGCCAACATCCGACTCGAATGTCACATACAAATCGTCGCTCCAGTTTTCATCTTCCATGAGACTCAAGGTATTGGTAAGGACAACTTGTACGGTGTCAATTGGCCCGTATGACACATTTTTCACCTCATAGAGTTCGGTAGGCACCGTAGAAAGTATCTTGATACCATGGAAATCTTTGAATGCCTTCACGGTTAGCACAGTACCGGGGACAATACTCACTATGTAGGTAATTGGTTCGTCACCAACAATACTGACTTGTGAGCCCGCGTCACCCCAAAAATGCTGTAGCACATCGCTATCAGGCGTATCCTCTTCAGGGTCGTTGTACCAGTAGATCCGGATGGTGCGTCTTACGCAATCACCCGCAATCATAAATTTACCTGATGTGAGATCCGATGGTGGTTTGCTCAGAGACCCTACACAGGGTATCTTACCTTCCAACTTTACAATGTTGGCTGGCTTGGGCGGCGTCTTACACCAAAGAGAGTCCCTGTCCTGTGATGCACTACTGGAGGCCGATTCGGAGGGTGCGTGCCATTTATTTGTGACATAGAATTTGTCATCAAATTCGGTATTTTCTTCTCCAAAATGACCCACAAAGATACCACCACCAATCTGTAGCGTAAGCCCACCCCTCGGAAAGTCTTCACCGCCAAGGATGTGTATTGGATTACAACCGGACCCCTTTGCCAAAGCAGCATTGACTGTCTCGTAACGTTGTTCTAATGCACACATCTGTGACCGGTACCAGTCTTCCGCAGTTTTGACTATTTGGTTAGAGATCTCATTAACTTGGTCCAAGGCTTTACTAGCCTCATCGTCATCCACACCATACCAGTCTGCAAACATGTAGTCGTAGTGTTGACGCGATTGCTGGGCCTGTCGAAAATCAGGTGGGTTGGAACCCCAACCAGCATTGAGGTGCGCTGATACCCCAGTCAGGATACTGACGGGGCACAGTGTTGTTCCAGTCAAGGCTCGATTACATTGTACCGCCGGGACATCATACGGCGTACCAAAGATGGAAGGCCATGTCGTGCCAACCATGTCCTTTGGGACAAAGGGGAACTGCCCCTCCTCGGGCGAGAACCCCACCTCTTTGTCCTCAATCTGGGTCACAACACTAAACGAAACAGACCGTTCCCCTTCATTCCAACTCACTGGTGAACTAATCTTCCCGCGAATGAGAAGGAACTTGTCTGCTAGATCAAGTCCTTCAAACCAGTGATACACCCACACATCCCGCTTATGAATATCGTGCTCGTTCATGATAGCCTTGATGCTACCGTCTGTATCATCAAGGGTTATGTCCATCTCCGCTGAGTCTTCACTTTGGTCAATGCTGATCACGTTGTCTATGGTGCTGACATCGAGAATCTTACCGGGGATGGTTCCGATATCTCGATCAGCATACATGTTCGTCATATGTTCATTTTCGGCATCCCAAGCGATTTTGATAATCACAATAGGTTCAGTACCTAAACGTGTACGGACAGCATTGATGGCAGCGGCTGAAAGATTTCTCATTGCATGATCCCTTCAAACTCGATTTGAATCGTCTGACGCTCGTGACCAGGGAAGAATTCAGCACGCGCAGGTGTCGTGAACTCAAATGGGTCATTTACGAGATGCCCAACCCAGACGCGGTCAAGATGGTCAGTTATCCGCATTTTGGAAGCAAAATAAGAGCGGACAAAGTTTCGCAACTCAAGAGCCTTCATTCGACTCATTGAGAGTTCCCAAACCAAACGTCTTCGGAGACCCTTGGTCTTCACGTAGGTATATAGCGTCCCGTCCATGGCACGCTTGGTGATAACCTCATCAGTGAGTTCCTCGCTGTCCCCAAGCTGGGGATTCGGGAAGACTGACGTTGTTTGAATACTGGGGTACGGAGCTTCCATGGTTATCATATCAACACCTCCCCAATTGAGTTCCAAATTACAAGAGTTCTGAATCGGTCACCAGTTTGTGCCGACTCATAGATGATCTCTCGATTCGCTCCATCTGACCGCATCCGAGAAATATGGTGGATGTTGTAGTGGCCCATATACAGGTAGTCATCGGCCGGATTGTAGACAATGTGGCCGATCTGATCTGCCGTCCCAGAGCCAGCCCACAGAACCGAATGGTTAGAGCCATCAGTATCGGCCACATGAATATCCGCATCCGTGTAGCTTGACCAGAAGATTTTTTGCCGCACAGTATCACCTGTGATTGAGATCGGATAATCTCCGGTGTTTCCGCTACCAGTTTTCCATACAGCAAAATTGCCGCCGTCACGATCACATTTCCAGATGATGTCACTACTGCTGCTAATGTAAATCTTGTCTTCAGTGGATTGATACCAGATGCCTCGAACACTACCGCTAAGGCTTCCATTCGCCACGATCTGTGTCGGACCACCGACACCACCAGCTTGCATTGAATAGATCCCATAACCATTCACATAGAAGTACACCCTATACCGGGCTTCATCAACACAGAGACAATACACCCCTGCGGGTGCCGTATAGACTAGGGTACTTGCACCCGTGGGATTCCTGTTGTAGATGGTTCCTGTTGTGTATTCAGCCCACACCATTCTCCGCGCGGCATTGAACATTCCAGCAGCATTGAATACCTGACTATGAACAGGGTTATTAGTCTCCATGACCAAGTATTCACCGTGCATGTCCATCTTATGGAGATCGTTACCCCCATCCTCAAAGGCAATGATACGACCCTTGACTACAGACCGCGAGGGCAGCCATTTCTCGTTGAAGCTGATGGCATCCAGGTTTCCACCGGTGCTTGTCCACAACAGCGGAATAGTTCCCACGGGACCCACAGTGGCACAGGATATACCATACACACCACTGGTGTAGATGAGATACATGAAGTCATTCGCAGGTGAGTATGTAATCGGCCAGGCACCGCCATTACCGAAGTGTGAGATAGCACCACCGGTATAGGCACACCGGTAGTATTTGAAGTCAGTGTTGTCACACCAGATGATCCGTCGATTCGTATTATCAATACACATGTAAGATGGGAGTGTGAGTCCAGATTGCAGCACAGTGGGGCTGGAACCATCGTATCCACAATAGACGATACGGCCATCTGCTCGTGAGGTCCAATAGACCCTTGCGGATTGGCGCTCGTAGTCAATCGACCAATAGTCCTTGTAGGTATATGCACTGTTGACGATGATGCGTTCATCAGAACCATCAAGGTTACAGCGTCGAAGTTGGTTATCAGGTGTCTTCACGTAGAATAGATAACCCTTGTCCGGAGCCAAGCAAATCCATTTCACAGTATTGGTGCCGTCAAGTCTGTTGTCAATGATCATCTCTGGTCGTGTACCATTGAGTCGGCATCGCATGATTGCATTCACGACGTTGTCTACCCAGTAGAACCAGCCATTGATATCATCAACCTTGCAATCGGAGGCAGCAATCCCACGACCGGTCATGTAGTCTGCCGGTGTACCCCAGGCACGATCCTGCATTCTAATCCCGTCAGTGGTTCCGGTATCCACAACGAACAGCCTATCATCATGTCCATCGGGGCAGGTTCCTGGACTCCCACCGCCACCAATACCATCAAGGACGCCAACACCATAGAAAGGTCTGGTGGTCGCAGACTCATCAACCACAGTCTGGAGGTTGGTCCCGTCACCGTACATTCGCCAGCAATATCCTTGGTCGTCACTCATGTACAGCCGATTTTGTTGGTGTGACCATTCAATGTCCGTCACATAGCCTGTGTAGATAGTCGTGAGACTTGCGCCTCCCGTAGTTCCACTACGTATTCGATTACCACTGCCAAAGCTATTGTCCTCAGTCCAATATAGCATCCCATTGATGTAGTCAATGGTCAATTTCCGGGGCTCGCTGAGTGCTGCCAGAGTATGGACAGCCGTTTTACTGGTGCCATCGAAGTTCATCGAATAGATGATGTCGTTGCCCTTTTCGGCGACATACAGCTTCTTATTGATTGGGTCCACAGCTAGGCCAGACGGTAATGAAGCCGTTCCCATACTGGTTTGATTGGTGCCGTCCAAATCAACCCGCTCGACTGTGTAGCCCACATAGTCACTGTACCATATGTAACCATGCTCGGCACACACTGTAATCACGTATGGAGTGGGGATACCAGTCTTGATGTACTCAAAATCTTGACCATCAAGACTGGCGCGTGAGATCGCATTATGGACCGTACTGGCCCAATAGATGTGGTTACCAGATTGCTGCACAGAACAACCCCAGACGCCGTTCTGTTGTGTTCTAGCAAGGAAGCGTGTATGGGCCCCACCATGATTTGTGGCCCACCAGCCTGATGCCCAAGCAGTTAGTCCATTATCCAAGAGGTAGATTTGAGGATCAATGAAGTCAATGCCGATGTTGTTCCCGCGATCTATGCATATTGGATTGGCTGTGGGTACCACAGTGCTGCTCGATGCGTCACAGTAAGCAATTTGGGAATCAAAGAAGTAGCCGGTGGTGGTAACATTAAGATACCAGGCCGACTGAGCCAAACACTTGAAGCCATCCATCTCGATACCACCAACATAGAAGGTATCACAGGTGATCGTGCATCCGTCCATGAGATCAAGAGTGCCGTACACGTCTTTGTTCCCAAGAGCCACTACACCAGGGCTATTGATGGTTTGCCCGTTTGGATCAAAGGTACCATACCGACCATAGTAGTTGGCCGGACGTATCGGGCCAGTGAGGGCAACGTCCTTATCATCACCTGTATCCAGGACACAGTTGGTGTTGGTCGTGTTCAAACCGTTGTACCACTCATCGTCGCTATCGAGTATTAGCGACCAGTCCATATTCTCGCGTCCACCATGGATGATACTGATGCTGTCATCATGGGGACTGGAGTTCTTACCAGACTGCCATTTGGACCATTCTCGCATGTAGCCATGGAACCAGTAGGCTGCTGTTGTGCCCACAAAGTTACCCAGGCTGAAATGATCGCTGGTGTCAATGGCCCCAACCGCTGCACAGGATACAGTGCTGTCAAGAACGCCATCAATGTACAGATAGATATTGTTGTTGTTACGCTGTACCTGGATGTGACGCCAGCGGTCGTTACCTGTGCTAAAAAGAAAGGTAGCAGTGCTAGCGAAATCCATTGTGGCTCCAGCGCCGTCCTTCATAGCAAACCGAAGCTTTCCTGGATACGTAGCATGATCATACTGGTACATTAGCAGACAGAGGGAGTTGTTCGCGTTTATCCAATTGGAATTACCTACTGCGGTGGCAAAGATCACTTCGTAGTCAAATGCATTGAGCTTACCCGCTGGTTTAATCCAGCCACCGATAGACCATTTGGCCGTGCTAGAACCACCTGGGAACGGTAGGGGATCATCCAGTTCAAATTCTGCGGAGGTACCGTTGAAGTAGTAAGATGGCCACTCGCCTTGAATCACAGTATCCGTTTGTTGGTTGAGGAAGTCCACCGTGCCGCTATCATTGTCGTCTGTGTCCAGATAAATGTACCCGGTACCCTTGGTCCAGGTCACGGTACCACTACCTGATTTGGCATCCACTACGTCCCCGCCAATGTGCCAACGAACATCTCGACTTGAACAATTGACAACAATGTTGACGTTGGACCCCGCCAGTGTGTCCCAAATGAGGTCACCAGCAACGTCGATGGTCACGGGTTGATAAGTGGTGCAGTCAATGGTGAGTGTATTCGATGCGGTGCCGTATGCTTCAAACTGAAGACTACCATTCGAGAACACATAATCACCTGCCCGGAATGGGAAGGTATGAGCCCCTCCACCGTTGGAGATGATGATGAACTCACCGCACTCGTAGGTACCTGGTACAAAGACCGCTCCTGCCAAAGTGCTGTAGCATCGCACGGTAGCAATTGAGAGGGTACCACCAATGTCAGATATTCCTGCTGCGGACCAGAAATGCAGATAGCCCGCCCCAGTAATGGTGCCGCCAGTATTCAAATCAAGTGTGCTGCCATTAAGCATTGAGAAACCCTTACCAGCATTGATTGTAAGCGAGCTACCATTACCATCAACAATAAGAGCGGTACCAACATAGAGGTGGCCAGCAATCATTGTGGTTGATGCAACTCCGTATACGTTCCCGATATACAGGTTTGCAATGGTGGAGTTTGGAGCCCGGAAAGTCATCGTGGCCCCTGCGCCATACATCTGCACGGCATTCATTGTTTGTGTACCGGTATGGGCCGAGTCATGATAGTTCCCAGTGAGGTACACGGAACTATTTTGAGTGAAGGTACCGCTACCGGCCAGGGTCATATGTGTGGTCCAAAGGTTTCCACCGGTTTGTGAATAGCTGCCATTCACCAGATTGAATGTGTTAGCAAATCCAAGGTTGGTACAGACAGCGGTAAGGGTCCCACCTGACTTGTCCACGCGGCCCGCTTCATAGGTCATGTTAGCGGGGCAAGTAAGTGTTTGCGCACCCGAGCCGTTGAAGGTCATAGTACCTGAGCCAGCATCCCAAGTAACCGTGCCGCCAGCCAGATTCTGAACCAGAAAGTCGCCGCTGATTTCATAATTCGGATTACCAGTGTCACCTTCAATGGTAAATGTGCCGTCCCCAGTGTAGGTACGGAATTCAACATTCTTGAACTGGTAGGTTCCAGCAGAAGGTGTCCAATACACAGTAGGATCGCTACTGGTATATGTACTTCGGAAATAGAACTTCCCGGAAAGACCGGTATAGTCCCCGGCCACAAAGACGGCAGTCGGGTATGTTGGGTGGAAATTCACATAGACATTTGCACACGCCAAAGAACCGTCAAGTAACAGAATACCACACCCATTTCTTGGGAGATATGGATACAAATAACCTGCGCCATTGATTACACCCGTAGAGTACAGATATGTCTTCGCCGAGTAGTATGGGATGAGATAGGTAGACAGCGTGAGCGTACCGTACACCTTGAGATTACCGTCATAGACACGCACTGTGTCATTAACCTGGGTGATGCTTGCTCCGGTATCAATGGTGATGGAAGTTATGTAATTACCAACGCCACCAACAGCTTCTGTCTGAAGTGTTTTGCCAGAACCCTTCATGACCAAGACACCAGTATTGCGAGTGATGTTTGCTGTGAGACTGTTAGAGTTGTCGAAGTTTCCATAGACATTGAAGTAGGACGTTGCGTCACCCATCAGCAATGTACCTGTTGCATTGATGGTTACATCACCCCATACCGTCAGAGACTTCTTGGCATTATTGAAGTCGGCCACACAGCCATTGATGTCGAGATTCCCACCAACCGTGGAGTCATCCCAGATATAGACTACTTTGCCACCGGTTTTGGCAAACACTGTGTCTTCAATCTGGTGAGTGCTCGTACTGAAATAACCTTGGTCAGCACTTCCGTCCATTGTGATGGTACCAGTTCCAGCCGTATATGTAAGCCCGTTACCGTCCACCAGGAAATGGCGACCCACATTGATATCCGGGTTGTTCACATTATTGACATGCAGTGTGCCTGATGAGGTCTCTCGGAAATACAAACTGAAGAACGAGTAAGTGCCAGAATTGAGTTTTATCTCCCTGGCGGTGGCGTTACCGACATAGACATCAGTCAAGGTGATCGATGAATAATCAGCCGGGATCAATACTGCGGTACCCATTGGGTAATGGAATCTCAGGTTGGTACATGTGACAGTGGCACTGGCACTGTAGGCTACCATACCACCACCAGTGTGTGGATGATTGATAAAGAGCCCGGATACACCACTGATATTGGCCGTGGCAGAGACAGTCATCTGGCATTTCCATGCCGAAATTAGCCAGTCGGTAAGAATCATAGTCCCATCGATAAGACAGGTGGGGGTCCCTGTCTCTGCACCAACTTGCCCATAGCCATCGTCTACCGTAATGGTAGCAGTCGATGTGACCCATAGATGGAAGACATAATGAAGCCCTGTCTTAAATGTTCCTGTACCGGTAAGCTTCAGGGTTGCTGTGCCAGTCGTGACGGTGGTACAATCTTCACAGTCAAATGTGGTTCCAACGGTCCATGTGTTGCCGGTGCCCATCGTGAGCGTTGAGAAATCGAAGATTGCGCTTGTAGTTGTGGTGATATCATAGGTGCTAGCATTGAAGCTTCCCGTGGTTCCCGTAATGCTATCGGTGACCATATCGCTGGCCAATGTAAGCGTGTTGCTAGACTTGTTGATGATCACGTCTTCAATGGTATAAATACAGGTGAAGCTTTGTGCCGCTGTTCCGCTGAATGTGATCGAACCGGTGCCTTTGTCCCAAACGATTGATCCAGCACCAGAATTCACCACAGCGAAATTTCCAGTGACATTGAGGCTGGCATCGTTGGTATCCATATCGATAGTACCAACAAAGGCCCCAGTGTTCTCGACCTCGAAGTCCATATTGAAGATTGTGGTACTGGCCGGTAGGATAAGCTTGTCTGTGTCTTGTGTGAAGATCACTTCACAGTGTTTCGTTGCCGTGCCGTCCCCGTAGGTTGCTGCCACAAGGGTCATGCTCTTAGGCTGCTGGATTTCAAGCCGTGCGTTCCAGGTCCCCAACATCTGGGTCACACCAACTGAGTTGGATTTGAACCGAACATGCCCGGCAGCGGTGGAATCAACCACCCCAGAGGCACCAACAGCAACACCAGCGGCTGTCCAACAGATACAGCCGTTCCCGGCTAGATCAAACGTCCCATCGATACGGATTGCATTGCTTGCAGACCCATAAACCTGAACGGTATTCGTGAGCGTGATGCTTGCGCCAGACGCAATCCAAATGAGATTGTAGAGACAGTCAGCATTACCACCCCACCAAGTCTTACCAGATCCGGTCATCTTGATGGTTGAAGTCTGACGATTGAATGTGATTCCAGCGAAGTACGGATCGAAGTTGCCAGCGATGGTCCAGAGACTGCCCGTGCCCATATTGATGGTGTCAGTGATGTTGAAGGTTACGTTCCCGTTGATCGTCACATCAAATGTGGACGTGGTCCAATTACCATCTGTCAGAACGAGACTTGCAGCACCGAAATCACCAGTGAGAGTGAGCGTCCCCGCAGACTTATCGACTTCAACGCTATCAGCAAATGCTCGACCAGCAAGGTCAACACTCTGATTCGCGGTGCCTGTGAATTTGATTGACATGCTTCCTCTCCTTATGCGAAGATCACTTGACCGGTGCTGTCTTCTAGTACGCCCAAGTTGCCTCTAAAATCAATGATCGGACTGTTGGTAGTGGTGTCAACAGTGAGGTTTCCAGTACCATAGCAGCGGAATATCACATTGCCAGTGTAGATATGTGTGCCAGAGTCATAACGGATTCCCCGGTCATCGGCACCAATAGCACGAATCCTCATTTCAGCACAAGCAATGGTACCAGGTGCAAAGGTATTGGTCCAAGCAAGGGGCTCAGAAATGTATCCGATAGCTGTGTCCCAAGTTCCGTCCAGTGTCGTGATACTAGATGCATGGACATTCATGTAACCCGAGCCGGTTACGGTGCCGCCCACATTCAAATCCAAAGTACCAACAAGAATTGCAAATCCGTTGTTGCTGGTAAGCGTACCATCAATAGTTACGGTACCAGCATTCGCCCCAAACCACCCTGTGGTGACTGGGATCGTATATGATCCAGTGATCCACAGATTTCTGCAATACGCATCAACGGTAGCATCCAGAGTCTTGCCAGAGCCAGTCAGTTTCAGTACCGATGTTTCAGGGGCGATAGTTCCGCAGCCAACCCAATTGACGTTACCGCTGCATTCCCAAGTGCCTGAGCCCATGGTGAGCGTGTCACCCAGATTGGTGAGCGTGAAGTCTCCGTTGATGGTCACATTGTAACCGTTGGCATCGAAATTCCCGTCTTGAATATCAAGACTGGCACAACAAAGATTTGCGGTCAAGGTCAGTGTACCACCAGACTTGTTGACAACTACGTTTCCAATACAGTCGCTAAAACCAATATCCTGATCGTCGCTTCCGCTAAAGGTGATGGTATCACTTGCACCTGGCGTCCAATACACTACCCCGGTTGAGTCATTGACTTCTGAATAGTCTCCAGTGAAAATGATGGTCGGGTTGTTGGTGCAATCAAAATAGAGATCATCCGCGCCCTGGGTTGTGGCGACGATGTCCCCAAACGTGAAGGTGCCTGCTGCAAACTTCAGTGTCGAGTCACCGGCCCAGGTGGTGCGGTCCCTGATATAGAGAATACCAGTGAGTCCAGAGTAGTCGCCTGGATCAAAAACTGAAGTGGCTTCCGGGTCATCAATGTAGAGATTGGCACAAGTGAGCGTCCCATCGTTTCCTACAATGCCATGGGCGGCGTACATCCCGTACATGGAAATCTGCCCAAGGCCCGTTACAGTACCATTGATGTCAAGGTCAGCATTGAAGTATCCGGTGAAGGACAGCCCACTGCCGAGAGACAGACTACCGTCTACCGTGGCATCACCATCATACTGAAGGTGACCTGTATCCATGGTGTATGAACCTGTGATCCAGACATTCTCGAAGTAGTTTCCAGAACCCGTGGTGGGCCGCGAGAGAGTCTTGGTGGCTCCTGTGAGCTTCAGTGTGCTGGTCTCTGCTGTGTGTGCATCGAGTTCCTGGTCATCAAAGTCGCCAGAGACATCCCACGTTTGATTCCCGAACAGAACTGAGTTGTTGGCCAGCAGTGTGTCTCCCCGCAGGGTGAGCCCATAGGTGTCAGCATCGAAGGTTCCTTGGTAGACCTTGAGGCCAGCACAGTTGATACTGGCTGTCAACGTGGCTGTGTAAGCGGTTCCATCGCTGGTGCCATTGTTGGTTACAGCAAAGGTGTCACCAACTACTGAGTAGTCGCCACGCTTCATCGGGCAACACCACTTCTGGTTCCCTGTATCCACGACTCGGGCATCAATACCGCCAGCAAGAGCAACCCTGTCCGCTTTGGCTAGGGCTGAATCCCATTTGGCCCAGTTACTCATCTCACCTTCATACCAGTAGATGTCCAGAGCCGTTCGGACTCCAGCATACATGGCACCGGCCCCGTTCACGGCATCAACATTGCCGATTGGTGTTGATCCAGTTTCACGCCCGTCTACATACAACTTGAGTGAAGTACCAGTTCGTACAAATAGGATGTGTTGCCACGCACCAAATACGAAGTCGCCCAAATCGGTATTGATGTTGTCCGTACCATCATTCCAGTATGCCCAGATTTTCAGCGTGCTCATATTGAGGTATGGAAGAATACTGGGATGCGTTGGATAGTTCCAACTGAAGAGAATTGCGGCTGCTTCACCGTTATCTACCGGTTTGATCCAACCACCAAAGCTCCAATCAGCATCCGGGAATGTCAGGTCCGCGTGATCCGCGAATGACACATAATCACTGAGCCCGTTGAAGGACCAGCCTTCACGGAGATTCACACTCACCGGATCTGTTTCCAGCGACCCGTGATCAATGCTTTTGTTTTCTGCGCCTGTAATCCAAATCGACATGGTTATTCCTCCACCCAAGAGACGACACCGCCGCCGGTTTCGTTAATGCTGATACCGCCGTCAGGCAAAATGATCCGTGCCCCGTTGGTATTATCGATGGCCATATCCCAACCGTTTAACGCACGAAGTTGGACACCCGTAGCTCCATCAAAGACATAGGTATCATCTGAGAACTTGAATGTGCAATCATATGAGTTACTGGAACGAATTTGTACCCCAACAGCATTATAGATACCACCAACCATTACACCTGTGGACAGCCATTTTTCCAGGATTATCCAGAGACAATCAACTACTCCATCCATGACATCAATACCGGCCCCTTCACTGGCGTCTCTGACCCACAATTGCCCAGCCGCTCCGGTAACATACCCCGTGGTGTTGACTCTCAGCTTACCAGTGGTATATGCAAATAACTGTAGGGAGCATCCAGATCCCATTGAGACGGTTCCATCCACGGTCAAGATACCATTATGGACATGGCCACCTTTGGTATTGTCATCAATTGTGACCGAACATCCCGAAGCAAACCACAGCGAGTATACACCGCTTGCGTACATCATGTTCAGTGTGACGCCAGTACCAGTCATCTTCAGCGTAGCAGTCTCGCGGCCAGCCCCGATAGCCAAATCCTTGCTGTCCCATGAGCCGTTGACTTCCCATGTGTTTCCATCACCCATGAGAATTGAGTCATTGTCCAGATTGACGTTACCAGAGACAGTGACGTTGTAGTCATTGGCATCCCAGTCCCCATCATTGAGGGCTAAGCTCTCACATGACAGAGCAGCCGTAAGGGTGACTTTACCAGCACCCTTATTCATGATGATGTCTTCTACTGAGTTCCCGTCAAATGCAACCTGCTGATCCGCAGTGGTGCCCGAGAAGGTGATGGTGCCAGAGCCGGTGGTCCACGATGTGGAACCAGCCCCGGTCTTGTTCACGTTGCCTTGGAAGACCAAGGATGGATTGTTCGTTGAGTTCTTGAAATGAGCAGTATCACCACCGTCAAGGGCAACAAGGCTAACATTTCCGGTGAAGGTCGTGGTTGTGGCAGCAAAATTGAATTCGCCACCCGTTACTTGTGATCCGATATAAGTTAGTGCGCTATCGTATTGAGCAGCCACCATTGGTACGATACCTGCTGTCCCTACTGTGACATAGACAAACAAGGTTGCAATGTCAATAGTGCCTGACATCCCAGTAATACCTTCACCAATGCCACCAGCATAGACCACCATGGTCCCGGTTCCAGTGATTGTACCAGAAACATCAACGACACCACGGGTAGCCAGTATCGACCCGGTATTCACGGTAAGGGTGGCATCAACATCTAGCCCTTCACATGCTCCGGAGGCGCTTGCAACTATGGTGGTATTGGCCGCGATCCAGATGTCACAGAAGGTATCTGTCGTTTGCAGGGACAGGGTCTTTCCGGCCGTGACCATCTTGATCGTCGCGGTACCCTTAGTGATGGTGGTCACATTGATGAAGTCAGCGTAACCGCCGAACTGCCAGGTTCCGGTTCCGAAATCAACTTCGCCGCCATCAAAGTCACAATCTCCCGATGAGGTAAAGTTGTAGGTTGCTCCGTCGATCTTCCCGGTGAAGCCAGCCTGCATATCGGCACCAGCCACGCTCCAATGGAGATCGAGTGTGCAGGTGTCCGTAACACTGCCATCCCAGATTGGTGTGTCAAGCAGACCTGGCACACCAGCGTTGTCTACCACACCACTTTCGGAACCCCAGTTACGATAATCATTCACGAGACCAGTGGATGCACCGTTGGTCCAGTAGAGGCCATCGAAAGCCCAATTGATGTTATTGCCTTCGTTAATCGAATTCGTACTGTGGATAGTCACACCGCCCGATGCATCGGAGTTCTTGACCGTGACATGTTGCACGATGGTTGTCGGATCGGTGACATTGAGATACCACGTCGCTGTGGCACCCAGATCAAGCTTGTCTCCGGAAGCCCCATACAGACGCAGTTGGCCACCAACGGTGATGGTACAACCATTGAGGCCAGCCACAGTGAGCGCCCCGCCGTTACTAACCTGGAAATATCCCAGTGTTTGCAGAGTCTTTCCGTTGATGTTCAGGGTAGTACCCGCTTGAACTAGCAGAGCATCTGTTTTGATGTTGCTATTGAGGGTCACCGTGCTACCGCTCGTAATGTAAATGTCTTCAACAGTCTGTGTTGGAATGTCTTCCATACTGAAGGTTTGAGATCCACCTGACGCGAGAGTAATGAAACCAGTTCCCTTAGTCCAGGTGAGTGTTCCACCATCAACCCATAAAGCTATGAAGTTGTGGTGCAAGATGAATGACGGGTTGTTGATGGCATTGTTCATGAGTGTTGTGTAGCCATCATAGGACTGGAAATACACGGGACCAGTAATGGTATAGGTCTCATTGTTCAACCTGATCTCAGCATCGGCACCTTGGCCAAAGAGGTATACGATGCAGTCCCAGGTACCACCCACGAACACACCAGTGCTGTATGATTCACGAATGAAGAACGTAGTCGGTGACAGCGTTCCATCGAGAACTGTGAGGCCACCACCATTTTGACTTCGATAACAGGTAAGACCAGTGGTTCCGTTGATTGTACCACCAGTATTGATCTGGACCTTGGAATCCCACCAAGCCCATAGACCCGTAGTATTACCGGCTGTCAGGGTACCATCAACGATGAGATCACCGTCTTGAACACCAATGTTGGTTCCACCAACGGTTGTGTATGAGCCTGTGACCCACAGGCTGTAGACACGACCACCCATGCTGAGATTCTTGCTGGTTCCAGTAAGCTTGGTTTGGCTTGTCCCGCGCGTGTAAGCAGGGACATCCTCCCAGTCACAGTGTCCACCGATGATGATGTTCCCAGAACCCCAATTGATGTCAGCATTGTCGGCTGTGAAGTCACCCGTGCATGTGATGTCGGCATCACCGAAGTCCCAGTAGCCGGTGACCAGCATGAGATATTCAGTAGTGAAGGTACCAGTGATCGAAGCCACATTGGTGCCCGACTTGGCCATCACGATCTCTTCCATACTAAAGGAATCAAAATCGAGAACTTGTGTGTTACCGCCAGCGATGCCAATTGTCCCGGAACCCTTTGTCCATGTGGGTACACCAGTGCTACCGATGGCCTGTTCAAAGTCACCCTGGAAATTGATGTCAGGACTATTGGAGTTATCCCAATGCATATCACCAGTGCTGTCGGTCTTCATCGTGACCTTCTTCTGGAAGGTATAGGTTCCCGCACTAGGCTTAAATTCCTGGAGAGAAGCCGTATGGTTGTGTATTCGCACATCTGCGGGATATATACCAGCGACAAAGACGGCTGTGTTGGTTGGAACGAGTATGTAGATTTCTGTTTGTGTCACTGACCCGTCAAGAGCCAGAAGACCACCACCTGATTGGGTGTC